CCGCCGAGCCTGTTAATATTTTAATAACACAGCTTTTGGCAAATTGTCAAGAAAAATATTTTTAAAATACTGCTTGACATTTTTCTAAAACTTCTTTAGGCTATCAGATAACGAGAGCTGACGGAACTCAGGAAGGGCAGAGGCTGAAAGTACACAGAATCGTTAATTAAATAACACGCATAACAAGCCAGATCACGCCGGATAGAAACTCCTGGAAGGTCTGGCTTTTATTATGCAAATCTACGAAAATGTAGCCGCCATTATATTATATATAATTATATAATTATTCTCTGCCCTTCCTAGATTCCTAAAGCTGGAGTTTATTAAAAGATATGCTATACAGTACCGTATAATAATATATAAGATATAACTACAAATAAAGATTATAATATAATAACCCAATTATTATTTATTAATTATTAACAAAATATATGGTTTTATTTTATGCAAAATTAAATTTGACAAGATATTAAAAACTGTGCTAAGGTATCAGCAACAAAGAAAACAGAATATTTTTTTAATTTGAGTTTTAGAGAATGTACCCGAACACCCGGAAGCCTTCCGGGAATAAGCTTTACCCGGTGACATTCTCTTTTTTTATTTGTAAATTAACGTGTTAAAGTGAGGTGATAACATGAAAGATAATACAGTAAATGTACAAGACGTAGATATCTATTTAGATAATATTAATATATATGCTGATGAATATATAAATACTGTATTATGTATATCACCAGATAACGAAAACTATAAGAAAGAAGTATCAGATAGCTTTGTAGATATGATTTTTTATATTGCAGATCATATACAAAAGCCAAGTAATGACAATATAGAGCTATTAGATAAAATGTTTAATACTTATGTGAGATTATGCAGTAAATATCATGTATTACCAACATTAGAAGTATTTAGCTTTTTAGTTGGGATTAATCGTACAACGTTTACTGACTGGATGAATGGAGTGTATAGAACAAACTCATCACATGGTGACACGGCTAAAAAATGGTTTGATATTTGTAAAAACTGCGCAATCAATAGATTACATAATCAGACCGGAACAAATGCGAATTTGATATTTGTTGCAAAAGCCGCCTATGGAATGGCAGAAACTGCACCAGTACAAGCCGCGCAGCAATACGGAGTACCACAGCAGACAGCCCAGCAGATCGCGGAGAAGCACAAAGCGGCGCTGGAGCTTCCAGAGATGGAAAAACCGGAGCTATAACAGTAAAAACACTATATGTTGTGATTGCGAAGAAACGGATTCTATATCTAGTAATACGCAATGTACAAATAGGGTACACCCTAAAAAGACATTTTATAAAACACTGTTTTTTGTGCAATATTACAATAGATTTTGCATAGCATTCCCTTGACCACTTCCGAAGGCTTACGACAAACAGCGACCAGGCAAGGGCAGCGGGTCCCATGGGGCGGCGGGCTGACTTGCCAGCGTCCGCACTGGATGACCGGGAGGGGGTATATATAAAACCTTATACAGGCTGAATGAGTAACCCGAATAAAGAATCTATTGTGTTTTGTCCTACATATATAAGGAATGATGATATGACAAAAGGAAGGCCAACTACAGACCCAAAGGGCGATTCAATAAGAGTTCGAGTAAATGATGATATGAGAATGCTTCTTGAAAAGGAATCTCTTCGATCTGGAAAAAGTATTTCACAAATTATTAGAGATTTGATAATGAGTTATTTGATCTAGAAATGGAATCACACAGATAAGGAGGACGCCCTAAAGTGCAGCCTCCCATCAAAAAAGAGAACCATTAAGGCTCTCTTTTCAGATCATTGCTATTAAATTTTACTATGATATCTGGAAATGCTTCAACAGAAATTTGACAACCAAGAAAGTCAAGGATGGCTATAAGTTCATAAGCAGAAAGAGTTTCTCTGGAAAACTTGTTAGCTAGTGCTTGTGGTGAAGTTCCTAGATGTTCAGCAACTTGAATATTTGTAATTTTTTTCATTTTCATTATTTGCTTAATTTTTTGAGATACCATATAAACACCTCCTACTCACATAATAAACGCAAATGTTATAAAAATCAATTAAAATTCACTTAAACGTGTAATTTACTATTGAAAACACACACATTATAGTGTATAATTGTTTTATAAAGAAACAGGAGCGTGTATATATGAAAGTAGGATATGTAAGAGTTTCAACAGTAGATCAAAATGAAGCAAGACAGATTGAAGCAATGAAAACAGATGGTGTTGAGAAAATTTATATGGATAAAAAATCTGGGAAAGACTTCAATCGTCCAGAGTATCAGAAAATGATTGCTTCTCTTCAAAAAGGTGACATTCTGGTAATCCATTCGATTGACCGACTTGGAAGAAACTACGAAGAGATTATTGCTGAATGGAGAAGAATCACAAAAGAGATTGAAGCAGATATTATTGTACAGGATATGCCGTTGCTTAATACTACGCAAAACAAAGACTTGACAGGAACATTGATCGCAGACATAGTTTTGCAGCTTCTCTCATATGTAGCACAAAGAGAAAGAGAAAATATTCGGCAGCGACAAAAAGAAGGCATTGCAATTGCAAAAGTCCAGGGCAAATATAAAGGTCGTGCCAAAAAAGAGATAGATAAGGAACTTTTCAACGAAACTAAACGTAGCTGGCAAAGAGGGGAAATAACAAAAGTACAATTTGCCGAGATTATGGGAGTTTCAAGAAGCACGCTATATAAACTTTTAGAGGGTGATAAAAATGATTGATTTCACAAATAAGTGCATTGTTACAGAAAACAATGTTGAATCAGAACAGTTGCTTAAAAAAGCAATAGCTCAAGGGTTCAACTTGCCAAAAGGCCAAAAAGCAATGGAATCACATAGATATTTTCATTTTATTGGAAGTCCATATAAACATGTTGTGGCTCCTTATGAAGTAAGTTCGAGTGATTTCAACAAAGCGGTTAGATATTCGGAGTTGTTTGGTGATGAGCAAGAAGAGCTAAGAAAAATTGTTGATTCAGCCGCAAGATGGTGCCGGGCATATGGATATGAACATTTGAATGTATATGCAAACGAAGAGCTTGAAAGTTATACTGGAAAGGCAATCGCAAAGACAACAGACAATATCATACAGCGTGCTTATGTCGAAATAAAGAAACCACGCAAACTGACTGTTTCAGAGTTGGAAGCATACTTAGGATATCCAATTGAAATTGTAAGTTGAGGTAAATGCTCATGAAACCAAACCCACAATCCGAATCCATCCGCATCCGATTTTCCGAAAAACAGAAAAAAAGGCTCCTGGAAGAGAAGAACCGAACAGACAGGAGTGTATCGGATATTGTAAGACGGGCAGTTGATGAATATTTTGGGAGGAAAAGACGTGCTTAAATTTTTTTCAAAAAATAAAAAAGGCGTTTCAGTTCCAGAAGAATACGAAAAGAAATTCCCGAATGCAGATACCAAACGAATAAGGAAAGACAATATAGTTGTTCATTCGAGTGGAATATGTGCAGATGGGAAATTTTACAACACAGAAAATGCAGAAAAGATATTTACCGATAATATTGACTGCGACCATTACGGATATACATGTTATTCAGAAAAGACTTATTTTTTAACAGCAAAGGGAAATTGGTTTTCAGCATTTACAGTTATTAATGGCTATAGAGAAGAGAACCAAGAAGAAAATACAATAACAACGTGGGTACATATTGCTTATGGCTCTTTGCAAGTTGAAGACAAAGAAAATATAAAAATATTATTGGGAAGGAAAGACATTGACCTTTACAAGAAATATTTCGGGGAGGTGGAAGAAGGATGAGTGTCGTAAAAATCACAAACCCCAACCCCCATGATTGGCGTGGAACAAAATGTTTTATTGATGGAAAAGAAGTTCATAGAGTAAGATCAGTAAATTTCCATACAGCAGTAGATGAAATTCCAGTGTTTGAGTTTGAAATAGTGGCTGTTCCAGACATTGAAATGGAGTGCTTGGCACAAATCAGTGTCACTTCTCAATCAATTACTGATGCAATTTTAGTTTTAAGGCATGAATTACTACAACATGGAGAAATTTACAATGGATTCAAATCAAGCCTAAAATCGGCTTTAGAATCCTACAATTACTGTGGAATGCCATTTGAGCCAGAAGAAGAAATTGCAGAAAAAATTCTGGACTTCTTAATTGGGGAGGAAAAAGAAAATGAATGCACTTAATGTAATTGGGACAGCTGTAAATCTTGTATTTTTCGTTCTGATTCTTGCCGGCACTTTGGCTATACTGGACGAAGAAGGAAAAACAAGCGTAATACAGATTTTATTCTGCATTTGTTTAGAAATATGTTTTGCACTGAATATTTTCTTAATTTGCACAAGGTAAAGGAGGATATAGAAATGAAATTTTCAGAAGCATTTAAACTTATGAAACAGGGAGCAAAAATGAAACTTCCAGGATGGAACGGTTACTGGTGCTGGGACGATGAAAAACAGACGATTATGATTCATTGCAGACCAAAAGATTCCGATAAAGGACAGGGAGAAGTCCTTGATATCCGTGAAACGCAGAGAGTGGAATACACTTTTATGCACACACAGAGAGATGACTGGATGATTGCTGATGAGAATAACTGTGGTGTTCTTGGCGGTCAGTCAACATTTGGATTTGGCGACGCTATCCGTTATCTGAAAAGAGGACTTAAAGTGTCTCGTAAAGGCTGGAATGGCAAGAAACAGTACATTCAGCTTGCTATTGGTATTTCTTATAAGACAGCAGATGGAGAGATTGTGAACTGTGAGCATGATGCAATCGGAAACAAAGCCATTGCTTTTGTCGGAACATCTGGCGTACAGATGGGATGGCTTGCATCTCAAGCAGATATGTTAGCAGAGGATTGGATTTTTGCAGAATAAGAGGTAATTCCCATGTATTTACCAATTCCAATTGGAATTATCCCGATTGAGTTAATCGAGAGGGTTAAATTCATAAAAGCGCCGCTTCGACTTAATCCATGTAGACTCGGGAATGCCTACGAAAGCGATAAGTCGAGGCACCCAGAGTAGCGGAAGCTCTTATTTTATATACTTGTTTAGCTTAATATCACGACTTCCCCGGTTTTAATGGTGCACCGGGGTTGATGGGCTATCGCCAAGCGGAACGGCACAGCACTTTGACTGCTGCATTCGCTGGTTCGAATCCAGCTAGCCCAGTTTGCAATATTTATCATATTGCAAATATTTTTCTTTTTTCATACAACTTTCGCTCCGGTCTTCTAGCCCAACGGGGCTGATTAAAGGGGCTTCAAATGTCCCGGAAGACCTTCTGAAATCTAAAAGCGTTTCAGAAAACCTTTGTTGTGGCTGGTGGTTAAGAACTGCAACAGTGCCAGAAATAAATCTATGGCGGGCTTATTTCTGGTATCTCAGGAAGCTTAGTTCAGCGGTGAGAGCAACGGCCTCATAAGCCGTAAGTCCTGGGTTCGAATCCCAGAGTTTCCATTTCTTCTAAATGCCATTCATCCGTAATATGGGTGGAAAAAACTTCCAGTTGAGCGTGTGGATTAGGTAAATTTAGGTGCGATACGGCGTAGCCTAAATGGATCTGATTTCCCGGCTGGTATATCTCGGAGTTAAAAGCATTAACGCAGCGCACGTTAATAAAAGGAGTTTTCAAGAGATGCCGTCCAAAGATGCATAAAAATATCCAGTGAAGCTACAGCACTAAAACTTGTAGATAGTGGAAAGCATAACACGATAAACCTATTGCTAACCCGGTTCTTCCGGGTTCCGGCAGGATAGAGAAGCGGAATCTCACATGGCTCATATCCATGGAAACGGCGGTTCGAATCCGTCTCCTGCAATTAATAAAAACTTGGAGGAAAAATATGACAGGTAGCGAATATCAGAAATTAGCAATGAGAACAAATGATGGTAAAGGAAGTGAACGACTTTACAAGAAACTGTTCACAGGGAAAGTTGAGGATTTCCATATAACAAAAGACTTAAACGATATGGGTGGTGTTCTGAATGGTTGTTTAGGTTTATCTGGAGAAACAGGAGAAGTTCTGGACATGGTTAAAAAATGGGTATTCCATGAAAAAGAACTGGATAAAGAGCATTTAAAGAAAGAAATCGGAGATGTAATGTGGTATGTGGCTATGTTATGCGAGAGCTTTGGTTTTGATCTTGATGAAATTTTACAGATGAACGTAGACAAGCTCATGGCAAGATATCCAGAAGGTTTCGATACTGATAAGGCAAATAATAGAAATCCCGGAGATATTTAATTTAAACTTGAAAATCATCCCAGTTCTTTTGAAAAGAACTGTCCGTGACAGGCGGTAAAAGAAACATAGCTCAGTGGTAGAGCAATGATACTGAATATCATGTGACACAGGTTCGATTCCTGTTGTTTCTATCTGGCAAATTGCCATTGCCAGAAGTTGCATTTTCCCCCTTAAAGTTCCAGTGTTTCTCGTTGGGAGATTTATGCCGTTCAAGTCGGCACACTGGATTTTGAATGTGAGGTATAAGAAATGAGAAAACCGATTATTTTATACATTGCACCTACTAGAAGAGATACAGAATTGTTTTTACGTAAAACATTATTCCAAATTAAAAATGAACTTGTTCTGAAAACTAATTTTTCAACTAAAACTATTGAAACAAAAGATTACATTTTGAAAGCAATTGCTATTGCGGATTATCACATTTCACACGGACTTTATCCAATAAAATATTTTCTGCAAAGCGAATGTACATTTGCAATGCGAATATCATTTATTTCACCTATGTTTTTTGCTTTACAGACTATAAAAGACCATTTTTTGCCATGTACACAGGAAATTAACCAAGAACAGCTTATTAGTATTCTTAACGGAATTAATGAGGAGAAAAAATAGTTATGGAAATTAATTGCAAAACCTGTAGAAAACATGATGACTTCACATGGGTTTGTTTCAATGGTGATAGCGAATATTGCGCAGACTTTACGGAACCAGAATGCTGTTGTGAGTTTTGGAAGGAAAAGAAGATGGAAAACAAGGAGGCATAGTACCGATGAGTGAACTTTCTGAACTTATAAATAGAGGTGGTTTAATCGATGATTTTAGGATAGAAAAATCCCAAGATGAGCCACCTGTAGAACCAATAAAGTTAGCTGTTTGGTTAATTAACAGAGGGTTAAAAGAAGGTATTCGCCTGTATGGGAATAATGACCTTAGAAAACTTGCAAATTACTTACTGATTTACTGTGGTGATGAAAATGATTGAGGTATATGGGAAAGAAATAAAAGATGAATGTTCCAAGTGCGGAAACATTCTTGAATGCGAGTTATTCAGGCAAGGGCATGGAATAAAACAGGAACGTGAAAATGTAGCAAAGATGATCGAGTGCCAAATGAAGCACAGGGAGAGGAGGGAATTTGAATGCTAAATTTACTTGATAAACGCAATTGCCCTGTTTGCGGTGGAATATTGAAATGTGAAAATGCCGATTTCACAAACCCTTTTATAGAAAAATGACTCTTTTTAAATGTGACATGGCAATGCACCAATTGCGGCGCTGAATATACTGCAAAACTTGAATTAACACCAAACGGATATGAGGTGCAAGACCGTGAAGCACATATTGATGTAGAGGATAATTTTTCAGCCGAAAAATTTATGCTTGGAAGAGACAATTTTCGAAGACAGAGGTGGTAAATATGAAATTTGAGGATATGGCAAACTGGACAGAAGAACAGTTGAAAAATGAAGTTGTTCGTTTGGCTGATGAATGCGAGAAAAAACAGCATATAATCCTGGACTATAAAGCTTTATCGGAGACACTTAACCAAAAGCTTCTTGAAAATGATAACTGGAAGATTCCGATTGATGGAATTGAAAATGTAGATACTGGTCATCCATCTATAGAATGGTATGAACAACGCCACCAGGATGACTGTATTAGAATCAACGAGTTAACTGTTACTGTTGACACATTGGTTGACCGATACGCTAATTTAAGGAAAAACAAATGGATATGCTAATATGGGCGAAAAGGAAGAATTAAAGCATTTCTTTACATGTAATGGAAAAGTTATTGAAACAATACCAGAGATTTCAATTTCGGATGGTACTGTTATCGAAGGCGGTATTCTTCACAGAAATGAGGACGGTACACTTTGTAGCATAGGAAAGCCGTTAAGTATTGAATTTGAATGTAAATTAAGTGATGAACTATTTTGGACACTATTTGCCCCAAATCGAATAAACAAGAACAATTTCCGTAAAATGCATGGCATTCCGAAACGGAGGAAAATTAATGGATCAAGAAAAAATAAGCATTGAAGAAGCCATGAAAATTGGTTTTAAGAAAATACCAAATAACTGCTTAAAAATGAATAAAAAGCCAAAATTTAGACAAATTGCTGGAAGAAAAGGGAAACGGAAATTTGATAATGTTTTTAAATCTGTTGCGCGGCGAATGATAAAAAGGGCAGCCAAAGAGGGAAGACCAATAAAGCATAAAAGAAATAGAAAGGTAAATAAATGAGCATTAAGTCAGCATTAGAATCCGAAGGAATAGATTTTTCTGAATACATGAACCCACCCGAACCGTGGAATGGACAGGCATTATTGAGGAATATCAATGGAGTGAAATACGCCTGTTGCCCTTTTTGCCAAAAGAAAGCGCTTCTGATTAGCCCAAACACGAAGATTCAGCACTTGAAACTGAAATGTAAGGGTAGCAACTGTAAGAAAGAGTTCGAGGTGAATGTATGAACACAAAACGGATTAAATGTATTTTGACAGGTGGATGCAAGTTCAAAAGTTCGGATACAGAATCGAAATGCAATGATAAAGAAAAGACTTGCACCATTACAGAAACTTGCTACAAATGTGGGAAGAAGTACACTGCCGTATTTACCTACAAACAATTAGGGATTCCAGTGAGGTGAATGTATGAATTGGTTTAAAGAAAAATGTTCCCACCTATATGAGGAAATTGGGAAATGCTATGACAGAATAGATTACGGAAATGGTACTCATATAAATGCTTATATTGTAAAAAAATGCAAAATATGCGGAAATATTACAGCCAAGACTGTATATTCAAATGAATTTACAAGGTATACATCTCCTGTAAGAGTTGATGATTGTGTAAAAAAACTGATAGCTAAAGGATATGTTGACAAGGTTGATTTCTTTTTGGAACACGAAAATGATAATATACCGTGGAAATAAATGGAGGTCTATTGAGTGAAGAAGGCAAGAAAAATATGTTGGATAATTGCGAATTTTATTATATTCAAGTGGGTAGCAGATTATTTGATAGCCACAATTCAAATAATGGTTGAAAATCATTGGGGATTTTCGGCAGTACCATTACTGTTTATGGCAGTATTCGCAGAGTGGAAAGTAATTGAAAATATTTTTTCAGAATTAAAAAGATGATTTTATCAAGAAAGGATATGTATGACAAAACAAGAAGCCGTAGTAATTGAAACCTATACAGGAATTTGTATGCTTACAGGGGATGACCGAAAACTTGCATACGAATACGCAGAAAAACTTTTAGGTCATCCGATATATACACATGAATTTCCAAAATATGCTGACAAGCTGAAAGAACTTAGTAAGCCAGATTTTATTGAAATTTGCAGAAGGTTAGGTGATTGAATGAACCCAGTATTTATATTTCTAGTGGTATGCGGAGCGGCAGTAGTATGGTTCCTGCTTTACAAATTATTTCAGCCACTAGGTAAATTATTGAACCACATTGGCAGAAATGCTATTGATGAGTTAAATAAAGACGAAAGTCAAAAAGAGGAGGATAATAAATGAAAAAAGGACTTTTAGGTGGAATTGGATTAGCTGTTGTAATCATTGCAGGACTTATATGTGTTGCAAAGTGCAGTGTGAGAGTTCCGGCTGGTTACATTGCGGTAGAGTACAAAATGAACGGAGGAATCTCTAAGAATGTACTTACACAAGGATGGCATTTGATTTCACCTACAGTAAAAACTTCACTGTATTCCGTTGGAATCGAGCAGTCTTATCTTACATCTGAGGATAAGGGCGATTCTCCAAAAGATGAAAGCTTCAAGACACCAACAGCAGATGGTAAATCGCTTCAAGTTGACCTTGAATTTTCTTATAAATTCGATCAAAATAGAGTTACCGATGTGTTTACTCAGTTCAAAGGTCAATCAGGAGAATCCGTAAAAAACACCTTTATCAAGCCTAAGATGAAAGCGTGGACGCAGGAAGTAACAGCAAAGTATCCAGTAACAGATGTTTTCGGTGATAAACGCCAGGAACTGAATGAAGCACTTGACGAATATCTTAAGCAGAAGTTTGAGCCATACGGAATTATTATTGATACAGTAAACTTTACTTCCATTTCCACTGATGATGAAACACAGGCTGCAATTCAGAAGAAAGTGAACGCTCAACAGGAGCTTGAACTTGCTAACATTGAAGCTAAAACAGCAAAAGTACAAGCTGATAAAGATAAAGAAGTTGCACTGATTGCTGCTGAACAGGAAAAGGAGAAAGCATCTATCCAAGCGGAACAGGCCAAAATTGATGCAGAAGGTAAAGCTGAAGCTATTAAGATTAAAGCAGAAGCTGAAGCAGAAGCAAATAGAAAAATCGCAGAATCTCTTACTCCCGAACTGATTGAAAAACAGAAAATTGATAAATGGAATGGTGAAGTACCAAAGATTCAAGGAGGTAACACTTCTACAATCGTAGATACAAGAGATATGACAGCTGATGAGAATGCTGAATAATAAGTAAACCAGTCAAGAGAGCCACATGAGAGCCAGACTAAATCCTAAAAAGAAAGGAGGTCTGGCTCTATTTTTATGGGAAAAATTACAGAAGGCTCGCTCGAATGGTATCGGACAGTCCTAAATCAGATTATCAGTAGTGACATGACAATCTATCAAAATCAAAAAGATTGCCTTGATTTGCTCTTAAATATGAATATTGACCTTCCTTTCAACGAGAATCAAGAAGCACGGAAAATGGCTATGAAAGTAAGTCAATACTCACATAACATAGCAGAGAAGTGTGCTGCATTAACTGGAAGTGGTAATTTTGACGATATCTATTGGCAGTATTTGCTACTGGAAGCACCACATTTATTTGAAAGTTACTTGCTTTATATGGAGAAAAATAGACCGGACAGCAAGAAATTTTATATTCCACGAAAAAAAACACTACATGTGGTAGCCCAAGATTTACAGGATTTGGAAGAAAGAAAAATAGAGTTTTATGGTCTATCGCTTCCAAGCCGTGTTGGAAAATCTACTATGTGTATTTTCTTTATGTCTTGGATAATGGGTAAAAGACCGAATAGTCACAGTGCAATGGGCGGTCATTCTGGAAAACTGGCAAAAGGATTTTACGGAGAACTTCTTAATCTCATTAATACACAGGAATACAACTACAATGAAATTTTTCCACAGTCGAAACTTCAAAAACAGAGTGCTGATGATTTTGAAATAAACCTGGACAAGCCAGATAGATTTGCAACAATGACTTGCCGTGGTATTGAAGGAACTTGGACGGGTGCCGTTGATATTTCTTCTGATGGGTATTTGTACGTGGATGACCTTGTAAGAGATAGGCAACATTCATTAAGTCCTACCCGATTGGAAAATACATATCAAGAATATCTGAATAAGATGGTTGACCGTAAGATTGATGGCGCAAGAGAGCTTATGGTTGGAACTAGATGGAATTTATATGATCCTCTTGGGAAAATTGAGAAACTAAATCACGATAATCCAATGTATCGGTTTAGAAAAATTCCAGCTTTGAATGATGATGGTAAATCGAATTTCGATTATGAGTATGGCGTTGGATTTTCAACAAAATATTATGTCGATATGAAAGCTAGGTTAGACGCTAACGAATGGGAAGCCAAATATCAGCAAAAGCCCTTCTTACGTGAAGGAATTGTGTTTTCAGCTGACGAATTGAGATATTATAACGGCGTTCTTCCAGAAGGGGGATTTGTTAAAAATGTTTCTGCCTGTGATGTTGCGTGGGGTGGCGGTGATAGCTTATCAATGCCAGTGGGCGCAGAATACGAAAATGGAGATGTGTATATTTATGACTGGATTTTCAGCACGGCACCAAAAGAAGGAACATTGCCATTAGTTGTTGGAAGAATCATGGGTAATAATATTCAATCCATTAATTTTGAAGCGAATAATGGTGGAGATATGTATGCCTATTATGTAAATGAACGGTTGAAGGAACATAAATACGCTTGCAGCACGACAAGTACAAAAGCACCTTCAAAACAAGCAAAAAAAGAAAAAATAAATCAGTATTCCGGGGATGTTAAGCAGAATTTCATATTTTTGGCTCCGAAATATCAAGACAAGCAGTATCAAAAGGCTATGGATGAATTAACGACCTTTGTATATATTGGCGATAATGAGCATGATGACGCCGCAGATGGAGTTACACAGCTTGCAATAACACTTGCTGGAAAAAGATTTGCAGAAGTAAAAGCAACCAAAAATTTTATGTGGGGAAGGAGATAGAATATGATGACTGCAACTCAATATTTACGCCAGATTGAAAATTATGATAACAGAATCAAAAACAAGCTTATCGAAGAAGAACAGCTCAGTTCTCTTTCCACAAGTGTATCTGCAATTCCTGTTGGAGAAAAGGTACAAACTTCTGTAAAACGTGATCCGATGGGAGATATGGTTGCAAAGATATTTGATCTGCGAGAAGAGATTTCAAAAATGATATCCGAATTTTTACAAAAAAAACAGGAAATAGTCCGAACCATAGAACAGGTTGAAGACCCGTTGCTGTACAACATACTATTTAAGCATTATGTTGAGTACAAATCATTGGTTCGTATCGCAGATGAGATTGGATATTCTGAAATACATATTAAGAAAAAACACTTAAAAGCTTTGGCAGAAGTAAAAAAGATAAAAGGTTTTGAAAGATGATACCGAAGTATACTGAATGATACCGCCAATATGTGTAAAATATAAAGTAGAGCATTGGATTAAAATATCCAGTGCTTTTTATTTTTCAGAAAGGATGGTTCGGCTCGTGAGAAATACAATGAATTTTGTAGATTTATGCCGAGGTGAGTTCGGGCGAAAAGTGGCCTACACAGGCGTTGACCGAATCACTCCACAAAATGTAGTAAAAGTAGTATCAGATACAATTGGCATACATAATAGAAACCGAACATTAATTGATTACTTGTATCGGTACATGAAAGGCGATCAGCCGATATTATACCGAAACAAAATAGTCCGTCCAGAAGTTAATAACAGAGTGGTTGAAAATCACGCGTTTGAAACTGTAAAATTTAAAGCTGGACAGATTTGTGGGGAGCCAATTCAATATGTATGTAAAAAGAAAAATGCAGATGAAAAAATAAATGAGCAAGTTGACCTTCTGAATGACTATTTGGATGAAGCCAATGCAGATGCAAGAAACATCCAAAGGGCAATATACCAGAGTGCAACAGGAACTTCTTATAAGGCTATTCTGAAAGAAGAGGACTGGACAGAAAACGGAGATTTACCACCGTTTAGAATTTTCATCCCATATCCAGGTGATTGTTACATTGTATATTCGCAGAGAAACGGGAAACCAATGCTGTCCGTTCAGATTTTAAAGGATGAAGACGAACAGCAATATTATTTATGTTATTCAAAGAACCAGTTTTTTGAAATCAAGAATGGAAAAGTAACCAACTACGGCATCAATGGTTTTGGCGGGATTCCTATTGTTGAATGCCCGAATAATCACGACAGACTATCAGACGTTGAAATTGCAATCACCTTATTTGATGCAATCAACAAATACCAGTCTGATAGATTAAATGGCGTGGAACAGTTTGTGCAAGCCTTTATGAAATTTAAAAACTGCGAGGTAGACGAAAACGAGTTTTTGAAAATGGTAAAACTTGGTGCTATCTCTGTTAAAGACACTGGAAATGGCTGTCAGTCGGATGTTGAACTTATGACCGCTGAACTGAATCAATCAGAGAGCCAGGTTGCAAAGGATGATATCTACAATAATATGCTGATTGTGGAAGCAATGCCAAACCGACAAAGCAATAGCGGAGGAGATACAGGAAATGCCGTATACCTTCGTAATGGATGGGACTTCGCAGAGAGAGATGCAAAATTGGTAGAAGCATTCACCAAGGAAGCCGAAAAGGAATCTGCTAGAATTATTCTGAATATTATCCGTGGTACATCAAATGATGTTAATATCTCAACTCGAGATTTCGATGTAAAGATAACCAGAAACCCAACAGACAATATGCTTGTAAAAGCACAAGCACTTGATTATCTGTTCAAAAATAAAATCCATCCGCTTATCGCACTGATTACTTGTGGGCTATTTAGTGATCCGCAGAAAGTCTACGAAATGAGTTTACCGTATCTGGGAACTATTTACCCGGAACTGGCAGACCCGGAAGCGGAAATGAAGAAAGCTCAACAACTACTGGATGAAAAATTTCAGAATCCGTCCAAAACAGAACCAATGGCAAATTCTCCATCTAACGAAGAATGAACCAAATTTCGATTATTTAAGGAGTTTTAGAGAAATCTAAGGCTTCTTTTTTAATACCCAAAATCAAATAAATTGCAACAGTCCGTGAGCGTAAATCGGGTACAGACCATGTGCGGAGCGAACCGTGTTGAAAAAGCGTATTGGACTGGAAGAAAGGAGATTTCAATGACAAGAGAACAGGCAAAACAGGTACTTATCGGTATGGGAGTTGCAGAACCTTCCGAGGAACAGGTTTCTAAGCTTCTTGATTCTATTTCTGCTGAAACTAAGAAAGAGAAAGACAAAAATGTTTCTCTGAAGGAAAAAGCTGAAAAAGCAGATTCTCTGGAAAAAGAGTTGGAAGAGTTGAAAAAGCAGAACATGACCGAAGCAGAACGGCTGGAAGCTGAACGCAAGAAAGAAAAGGAAGCAGTGGATAAGGAGTTAGCTGATTTGAAAGCTGCGCTTGCAGAATCCAACAAAAAAGCCCTTACCAGTGAAATTACTTCTATGTTCGCAAATGCAGGACTTTCAACCGAAACATACGCGAGTGCTATTAAAGCATACGCATCTGCACCGTATGAGAAACCAGAAGATGCAATGAAAGAAGTCGAAACTTTTGTTAAGGGAGTTTCCGAAGCAAATAAAACAGCACTTGATACCGCAAAAGCAGCTTGGGAGAAGGAAGCATTGGAAAACACTCCGAATCCGGGCGGTGGTAGTGGTAGCAAAGCTATAGTAAAAAGCGATGCTGCTGAATTTGCAAAAGCTTACTCAGCAAAAATGAACCAGGAAACTAAATCAGCGGACGATAACGCCCCTGTAAATATTTAAGTAAAGGAGATATAAATAATGGCTTTTATGAAAACAGAGCAGTATGAGTCCACTCCAAATATTCTTGAATCCGAGGTAGGACTTGTACTTAAAACCTACACAGCAGATCAGACAAATGCTAAAACAGTTGGAACTAAAAAAATTATCAAAGCAGGTTCTGTATATCCAACAAATGCGACAGGTGCAATCGGCATTGTATTTGAAGATGTTGATATGACAGATGATACCAAGAGACCAATTTCCGTGATTGTCGCAGGACGTGTTCTCGAAAAGAGACTTCCAGTAACAGTTGACACTACTGCAAAAACAGAGCTTGAAAAAGCCGGAATTGTTTTTGTAGTCACAGAAGACCCAGTATTTTAAGGAGGTATGACAGATGCCATTTAATGTATTAGAAACAATTACAGAGGAAGAGAGACTTAATTTCTCCCAGAGTTTTGATGTAAAAAGACCTGGCATCCTCGGTACCATTTTCCCGGATACAAAAACACAATATTTGAAAGCCGAATACTACAGACTTATGGCTGGACAGAGACTGCCAGAGGTAGCTTTTGTTCACGCACTTGATACCGAAGCAGAAATCGGTTCCAGACCTGGTTTCGAAAAGGTACTGACCGAGAAACTTTTCATTAAGAGAAAAATCAATCAGTCTGAGAGATTGCAGCAGGCAATTGAAAACGGTGTGCCGGATGACGAAAATCTCAAGAAATTTGTATTTGACGATGCAGCTAATCTTTTTGAGGGCGTAGTCGCAAGGGCGAATGTAATGAAAGGCCAGTTCCTTTCCACTGGTATTGTAAAAATCAAGGAAAATCATGTGGATATGAGCATTGATTACGGCGTTACATCTGATGCAAAAGTAACACTTACTGATTGGTCTAAGCCAGACGCAGATATCATGGGCGATATCTCAAAAATGGTAGCCATTGCAGAAAATAACGGATATGTTATAAACAAAGCTCTTACTTCTCTCAAAATGATTAATTACATGAGAAACAACACTGCAATGCAGACCGCAGTTCTTGGAGCTGCAAACAAACGTCTTCTGACAAAACAGGAGCTTACAAATCTGCTTATGCAGGAGTACGGATTCACAATTGATCGCTGTGATGAAAAATATCGTTATAGAAAAGCAGACGGAACTCTGAAAACAGGAAGATACTTCAAAGAAGATGTGTTTACTCTGTATGAAGCAAATGCAAATGGTTCCTTTGGTTCCGGTCTTTGGGGCGTAACACCAGAAGAGCTTGAATACAGACAGTTTATCCAGGAAGAGAATCGTTCCTTTGTTACTCTTTCCATGTGGGCTACACCAGACCCAGTTGCAGTATGGACAAAAGCATCCGGTATGTTCGTCCCGGTTGTACCCAAAGCCAACGGCGGTATCGTGATCGGTACCAAGGCGGGGGAATAACCGGGCATAGTCTCGATGAAAACAGCCAGTCACCATCTGTAGCGAGTGTTTATGATGAATCAACACATAAGTATACAGAAAGCGAGTTGTCTAATATGACTGTATCACAGTTGAGACAACTTGCTAGTGATAACGGCTATGCCCTGACAGCAACGAATAAGGCTGGAATAATATCAGAGATTTTATCTCAGCAAAGGTAGGTGATTAAATGGACGAACAGCTTATAGAAGATTTGACAAATTATCTTGAAGATGATGTAGAAACAGCGAGGATGATTCCTCTTTCAGCAGAGAGGGCTATTCGTTCATTTAAGAAGAAAAGGAATTATCCTTCATCTTACAGTGATGAGAAAATAAATTCCGATATGGAAAACTGCTATGATTGTATATTTGATTTGGCTCTTTTCTTTCTGGTGAAACAGGGAGCTGAATTCCAAGGATCACATTCCGAATCTTCTGTAAACAGAAATTGGACTTCTGAAACTGAAATATATGTAAATCATGGTGTTTTTCCATTTATCGGATTCTAAGATGGTGTGTGCGTGATACGTCAATCCTCCCACGTATCGCAGGGGTGCTTCAAATTAGGTGGGTAGAAGCAATATCTTAAAAAATGGGAGTGATGGAAAGGAATAGCGATGGGATGTGAACACGAGTGTATCAACGAACACCGCTTGAAAGAATTGGAAAGTGCCGTCCATGAGATGAAAGAAAAGCATTCCAAAAGGGATGAAGGCTTTTTTAATCGTATCAATGTGCTAGAACAGAAAATTGCTTTATACAACAACGATCTGGGACACATCAAAGATACAGTTGACGAAATGAACGACAATTTAAAAGCACTCATGGAAAAACCAGGAAAATTACAGGACAAAATTATTGCTTATGTTATAACTGGCATAATCGGTATTGTTTTAGGCTTTGCCCTTAAAGGCATTTTCCCGGTGTAAATATTGGTTCCACTAACAGGGAGGACGGTGGAATGGATAATTATAAAGACTTTTCGGAAGATGAAAGAATCTTCTATTTGCGTGAAGCTGGATTTGATTCCAGAGAAAAAGAGTTATTCCGATTGCGTGTTTACGAAGAAAAAACACTTGCAGAAGCTTCAGAAATCATGGGCTACAGCACAAGAACCGTAGACCGCATAAACAGAAAATTAAAGAAGAAAATTATGAAAGTTGCCCCGATGTATTGTCGGGGCTTTTCTTTGTATTCATAAAATGTGGCGTATTTATGGCGTTATCGTGGCGTGTTAATCAACCTCTTATTATTGTAAAATATAATTATAAAAACAAGGGAGGTTTGAGATATGCAGTATGGTAATCCGTATTTTGCACAACCATTTCAACAAATACAGCCGTATCAAGATAGATTAGCACAATTACAGAATAGTTATCAGCAGGCAATGCCATACGGACAGGCACAGATTCAGCAGCCAATACAACAAATGCCACAAGTACCACAAATCCCCATGTTGCAAGGACAGATGGTTGATGGCATTGATACTGTAAAGGCAAAAGATGTAGATATGTCCGGAAATCCTGTTTATTATCCAAAAACAGATGGAACAGAAATATATAGAAAACAATTACAGGCAGATGGAAGAAGTAGAATTTTTGTTTATCGACTTATAAATCCGGAAGAACAACAGCAACCAAAGGCAGAAGAAAAACCGATTGACATAGAAGCTATGTTTAATCAGCTTCGGAACGATGTTTGCTCTGAGATTTCCGAAATAAAGAGTATGTTCCCGACACAAATGTCGGTAACACCGGAATCAAAGCAGAATGGAGGTAAACAGAGATGATGAATCCAATGCAACTTATGCAAATGATACGTGGTGGAGGGAATCCTCAACAAGCCATAATCAATATGATGAAACGACAAGCGGGGAATAATCCTGTAATTGACAACGCAATTAATATGATGGAAAAAGGTGATAATGCAGGAATTGAAAAGCTTGCAAGAAATCTTTGCCAAGAAAAAGGAATTAATCCTGATGATATGTTATCGCAGGTTAAGAATCAGTTTGGAATAAAATAAATTCGCTACAATAATTAAAAGAGCCGCGGTCTTTTGATTTTGTATAAATTACAAAAATCAATAAGGAGGTAATCACTATGATGAATGGTGGATTATCAGCAAGCGATGTCGCTGTATTAAGCGGCTCTAATAACCGTGCCGATGAAGGCTATGGCTTTGGCGGTGGCTGGGCATGGTGGATTATTATATTGCTCATCTTCGGCTGGGGCGGTTTCGGCGGCTTTGGCGGCTGGGGAGGCAATGGTGGAAACGGTACAAATGGTGCAGGTTTCCAAGGATGGGCAACCAGAGCGGATATCAATGAGAGCTTTGCTCTGAACGATATTCAGAATGGTATCAGAGGTATTCAGCAGGGCATTTGCGATAGCACATATGCGCTTAACAATACCATGCAGAGTGGTTTCAACGGCATGAATGTTGGAATGCTTCAAGGTTTTAATGGCGTTCAGCAGGCAATCAATGCTGATACTGTAGCCGGTATGCAGAATACCAATGCATTACAGTCTCAGTTAGCAAGTTGTTGCTGCGAGACCAGAGAAGCTATCCAGGGTATCAACTATAACCTGGCTACCAACACTTGTGCCCTCCAGAACACAATGAACAACAACACCAGAGACCTTCTGGAAAATCAGAACAGCAACACAAGAGCAATCCTTGATTATCTTTGCCAGAAAGAGACAGCAGACCTCAGAGCAGAGAATCAGGCACTTAAACTGGCGGCTTCACAGTCCGACCAGAATGCGGTATTACAGGCGGCTATGAACGCAAATACAGCAGAAATTCTCAGACGCACTGCACCGCTTCCGGTTCCTGCATATCCGGCAAGCAACTTGTATGGATATTATGGAAGCTGTGGATGTGGGGGAAACAACGGTTGTTGCTGATTTTATCATTGAATTAAATTAAAAATTGAATATGTACCGTTATTATGATATAATAAAATTATCATAGGAGGAACGGTGCATGGTTAATCAAGATTTAATAGGTCAAAAATTTTGGAAACTTACAGTTGAATCTAGCGCAGGAACCAATAAGTGGAAACATAGGTTATGGGAATGCAAATGCGATTGTGGCAATATTGTGATCGTAGACACATCTAGACTAAGAAATGGTCACACAAAAAGTTGTGGATGTTTACACCCAAAAGCGGAAGATTTGGCAGGAAAGCGTTTCGGAAAATTGACCGTAGTAAAGAAAATAGGCAGGAAAAATCGTTCTAATTATTGGCAATGTCATTGCGACTGTGGCAATGATGTCAATTGCTATCAATACAATTTAATGAGGGGAACAAGTACATCTTGCGGATGTTTGCGAAGTTATTACTCAAAACAAAGTAGAAACTGTCATGGAGAATCAACCGGAATTTTATATAAAAAATGGTCTTCGATTAAAACAAGATGTACTAACCAAAATGACCCGCACTATAAAGACTATGGTGGACGTGGAATTAAATTGTGTGATGAGTGGCAAGAATATTGGCCGTTTAGAGAATGGGCTTATGCGAATGGATATCAAGAAGACTTAACCATTGAGAGAAAAGACGTAAATGGAAATTATTGTCCCGAAAATTGTTGCTGGATTACTGGGTTTGAACAAGCCAGCAACAAAAGAAGAAGCGTATTTTTAGAGTACGGTGGGAAAAAGCAAACAATTTCTCAGTGGAGTAGAGAACTTGGAATAGGAAAAGAAACCATTGCGTATAGGGTACATGCCGGATGGAGTGCGGAAGAGTGCTTATTTGGTAAAAAGAACAGAACTGGAAATTCTAGCCCTAGAATGAATATCCCTGACTATTTATCTTAAAAGTAACAAAAGTTGTTGAACTCACCCTTAGAGGTTGACTAATTCTAAGAGGTGGGTTGCGGCTCACCTCTTATTGATTGAGAGGTAAAAAATATGGCATGTAAGAATGTTTGTAAGCTTTGCAATCACCTTGTGCTGTCTACTGCAATTGCATTCACAGGTGGAAATCTTGTGGTTACTATCCCGGAAGGAAGCTACAATAATGGAGAAAAATACTGCATTGTTTTAGCACAGTCCATTCCAAATACAACCACAATTACCGCCCCAGTAATGATTCAGATAGGAACAGGAACAACTTTATATCCATTGGAGAATCGTTGTTGCGCACAGGTAACAGCATGTGGCGTCAGAACCAGAACAAAATATGCAACCAGAGTTGCAACAAGCGCTACTGGTGGAGCGTTCAAAATGTTAGGGAATCCGGCTTGTAGTCCGAATAACAATCTGACTGCAATCAATGGTACAGCCCCAACAGCAGAAAATGTTGTACAGGCTGTGAAGAGGGGAGGTATCGTGAATGCATAAGACAGCAATGGAAATGGGAAAATGGGCTATGGAAAAAGCCAAAACACATGGATTTGATAATCTCAGTGCTCAAGACTGGGACGATCTGAAAGACTGTATGGAATCCGTAAAGTGTGCGATTTGCGCTGATAAAGATTATCGTATCGTGGAAGCTATGGATGAATGCGAACAGGAAGAAAAGTATCTTGGACGCATGGGATATGACCGTTACCGCTATTCAAATGGGCGTTTCGCTCCAAAAGGTAGGGGAACAAGAAAAGGTTATAGACCATATCTGTACATGGAAGATGATGACTGGATGGACGAGTATTTAAACAATCCAGAATTTGAGCGCAACATGTACCGCATGGGATATCATCCAGACCGTAGTGATATGGAAATGGGTGACATGAATCGGAAGAAATCCAGATATGGCGAATCCTATGATAGATACGATGAGAACCGTAGGCACTATCACGATTCCAAAGACACGGAATCCAAAAGAAAAATGGATGATTCCATGAAGGAGTACACATCTGACATTATCCGTAATCTTACTGAGATGTGGTCTGATGCAGATGCAACGCTCAGACAGTCAATGAAAACTGACTTGACCAGACTTGTACAGCAGATGAACTAGAGCAATAAATGAATTAAGTCCTTGTCGCAAAATAATGCGGCAGGGGCTTTTTCGTAGAAAGGATGGTGATAAACCATGCTACGACAATTCTACATGAATGGAGATATATGGAGAGTGCAGTTTGTTCCATCACAAGATGATGTTTTAATTGACCGCACAGGAAACAGAACACTTGGAGTATCGGATTATTCCACCCATATTATTTCGATTGCGAACAACCTACATGGAGAACTTTTGAACCGTGTATTTATTCATGAATTAGGGCACTGTGTAATGTTCAGCTATGGTTTACTGCCAGAGCTTCACCGTATGGTTAAGAAACGATATTGGGTGGATGCAGAGGAATTTGTATGCAATATTCTGGCAGACTACAGCCATTTCGTGATTGGCACGGCCAGAGATATTTTGAGAAACAAATTTACATATGTAGCTCCTGTTGGAGCGGAAAGGATGATTGCATGAGAGGATTAGTTCGCCAAAAGCAAAAAGTATATTGGTCACGAATTACTGAAAAAACAGAAGGATTAGACCGTATTAAAGTTTATGAGAAGCCAGTTATATTCTCTTTTTCCGTATCATCTACAGCTGGAACACCAGAAGAAATTGCAGCTGGAATAGTGCCAGATTATGACAGGTATATTACAAGCTTTAATCGAAATTTTCATCCACAGGAAGCAGACATATTTTGGATAGACAGAATCCCACAAATAAGAGAGGATGGAAGTCTTATTTTGGATGAAAATGGAGAACCCACAGTATTGCCAGACTACACACTAAAGAAGATTTTAGACACACAAAAAGGCAATATTGCCAGATACGGAATTTCTAAAAGAGGAAACGAAAATGGGTAAGACAATAAAGTGTACCTTGTCGCAGAAATCAATCCAAAAAGCTATTAATGAAATAAGAAATTATCAAAATTCTTTAAGGAACAAAAATGAAATTTTTATAAAAAGATTATGTGAATTAGGGATTCCAGTTATTGACCAAAATATTTTGGCAGCACAAGGCGATTCTGATAAGAACCACAATACTTACATCAAAATTAACAGTTTTGGTGATTATGCAGAAGCCCACTTAATATGCGAAGGAATAGACCTTTTGTTTATAGAATTTGGCGCAGGTATTCACTACAATGGTGCAGCAGGTTCTAGTCCGCATCCAAAAGGAGAAGAATTTGGTTATACAATCGGTTCTTACGGACAAGGAAAAGGAAAAAACGATTCCTGGGTATATGTTTCTGATTCTGGAGAATGGGTACGTTCTTACGGCACAGAAGCTACAATGCCAATGTATAAGGCAAGCGTAGAAATCATTCAGAATATCCGCAAAATTGCCAAAGAGATGTTCTCTTCTTGAAGTTGATACCAAAGTATACTGAATGATACCAACCAATTATGTTATGATTACAGTGTTAAATTGTAGCAAGATATGCAATGCGTTCACTATGAAGGTGGGCGCATTTTTTATTGTGAGGTGACAGATATGCCAGACACAATAGAATCTCCTGTATTGGAAGTTTTTTCAAGGTGGGGAGCGGCTGTTTCTAAGATTACCGGCGCAGACAATTATTCCATGGATGGGAGCGAGACAAATGCTTCCGGCAAAAAAGCATATGCACAGCTTTATATGCTTGGAAATCCAATTACGAGAGGCGACCTCGAAGGAGATGAATGCGCAACAATGCCATCATTTCAAGTAAATTGCTTCACATCTGGGAGCAAAGCATTAACCAGAGTGTATGAATTGGACAAAACAAGTCACAAAGCTATGGTGAGCATGGGATTCCGTCGTACATATGGCCCGGAACCTATGTTTTTTGGTGACAGTGGAATCAAAAAGCTTGTGAGCCGATACAGCCGGATATATACAGGAAAATTACTTTGAAACCAATGAACGCATAGACGTTCTTTTTTTATGCTTAAAACGAAAGCGAGGTGAGATTATGGATCAGATTTTAAGTTATGTAAAGCCAGAATTACTTATTGTCGTTGTAGTTCTTTATTTTATCGGGGTAATGATTAAAAAATCAGAAAATATTTCTGACAAATTTATTCCAATGATTTTAGGAATCCTTGGTGTATTAATTTGCGGTCTTTATGTTTTTGCAACATCTACAGTTTCCGGTTCACAGGAAGCTGCAATGGCACTGTTTACCGCAATTACACAAGGTGTTATCGTTGCCGGATTAAGCACTTATGTAAATCAGCTTATTAAGCAGTCTGGAAAAGAAGAGTAGAAAGGCGGTGATCCGCTATCTCCCGGCACAGGGTTACGTGCATATTACCGATTTTTTGTTTGAAAAAAATTGCTGACCTTAAAGAGTTAAAGGTAGAAAGGAGAAATAATGAGCCGTTTAACAACATTAGGCGTGACTTTTGGTTATGGAGTTGAAACCGAAAAAGGCGTAAAGCCTACAACTTTTAAGCAACTTGAGCTTGCAAGCTCTATTGGTGGAATTTCACTTGATACAGAGCAGATTGACGTATCAGCATTGGAAGATTATATCACAAAATATGCAGCTGGTAGACAGGATACTGGCGGTACATGGGAAATCGAATTTATCATGGATCCAGATAAATCTGTTAAGCAGATTAAGGAACTTTATAGTGCATCTAAGACAGCAAAAGAAACTGGACTTGCAACATGGTTTGAGGTTGTTTTCCCGGATATGACAGATGCATTCTTTGTTACAGCTGAGTGCGGACGTGAGATTCCACTTCCAGAAGTTGGACAGAATGAAGCTGCAACAATGTCCATTTCCCTTATTATCACAGATTACAAGGGACTTGAAACAAAGGTTGCTCTTACAAAATCAGAATGATGTTTTTAATGGGAGGATTATAAAATGGTAACTTTTAATGTACATGGAAAAGAATATAAGGTTGTATTTGGATACGGACTTCTTACAAAAACAGATGTGCTGGACAAGGTGCAGGGGATTACAGATGGAAAAGAGAGAAGCCTTCAGAAGATGATTTCTCTTCTCCCGGAACTGCTTCTTGCTGGACTTCAAAAGAAGCACAAGGAAGAGTTTGGGTATGAAAGTGATTCTGAAAAAGAAGCTGTTCTTAATAAAGTCTGTGACCTTTTGGATGATTACGAAGATGAAGGAACTGAGGAAAATCCCAAAAGCGGATTTGATTTATACCAACTTCTTGACAAAGAATTGGAGAAAAATGGTTTTTTATCCGGTCTGCTGAATGCAGTAGCAGAAGCGCAGGCAGTGGAGAAGAATGCAACGAAGCTCCCACAGGATCACAAAAAGAAAAATTAACTTTTCGAGAAGCTGTTTACCAAGAGATTCTTCCGTTATACCTCTCTATCGGTGTATCCAAAGAAGAATTTATGGATTCTACGCCAGCTGAATTAAAACCTTATCTCGAAGCTGAAAAGATACGCCAAAAGAGGAAAGATGCCGAATTATGGCAAGCTGGCATTTATGAAACATCAGCCACATTCACGGCTGTTGCGAATGCTTTAATGGGGAAAAAATCTAAAGCAGAGTATTTGAAAAAACCTTTACTGGAATCAGCAGAGGAAGAAAAGCGTAAACAGGAAGGCATACTTTCCGAAGAAGAAAAGAAAAAACAGAGAAACGCACTTTTGGCAAGCTTGCAACTCATGCAGGCAAACTTTGAACTTAACCATGAAAAGGGCAGGCAGGATGAATAAGTCTTGTCTGCCCTTTATTTTTTTGTAAAAAAGGAGGGAGATAAAAATGGCTGACAATACCATTGATACCCTTGATATAAAAATTAGCAGTAGTACAGAAAAAGCAGTACGTGCGCTGACTAATCTTTCAAATAAACTCACAGAAGTTAATTCCGCATTAAGCGGAGTTAATACAAACGGATTACGTAGTTATGCAAGGGAACTTGGAAGGGTTACGTCTGCCTTTAATTCTCTAGGCAATGTCCGTACTTCTGGGCTTGATAGTGCTATTTCAAAATTAAACACACTTAGTAAAATCAACCTTAGCAATCTTCAGAATCAAAAGATTAGTATTGATTTGGATATCAAGGGTGGAGATCAAACACAAAAACTGCAATACGCCATTGATAAAACAGTACGTGATATTAAAATTGACACCTCTTCCATTTCAAAGCAATTGATTGAAGCCTTTAACTTAAAAGGCGGTGCTGCTTCAAAAGTTCGATCTCAAATGAACGAACTTGCAAAAGAAATGGCACAGTCTTTTGATGGGAAAGAAATTTCTGGAAATGTTGGAAGCATTGTTGAAGAAATTGGAAATACGATTCTTAAAAGCGGAAGTGTAGTAAAAGCCAATCTTGGAAGCTACTTAGATGGTGCAGAACAGGAATGGGTTGATTTTTACAATTATTTCAAAAACAAGAAAATCTATGTTTCCGATATGTTGAAAGCTGATATTGGAAAGGGAGAATTTTCAGAACTTTTAAAGAATAACCTTAATAAAGTTGTTACCGATGCAACAAAAGGAATCACTCTCGATAAATCATGGGGAGAGCTTTCAGATAGATTTCCAACATTAATTCCAAAAGATACTATTAATGCGGCAGATCAGCTTGTTACTGTTCTGGAAAATATAAAGAAAGTTAGAGAGTCCATAAAGCCAGTTTCCATTGAATCACTTTACGGAGATAGTGCGTCCAAAGCTTCTGACAAAGTATGGGGAATGGCTGTCGATTCAACTCAGCAGCTCGCTGAACAGGTAAAAACAAGGCTTAACGATGCATTAAAAGGTGCGGACGGACAGCTTCCTATTGATGTAAAAATCAATACGGATAAGATAACAATGGATATTCAGAAGGCAATCAACAAAGTTGCCGAACTGAAATACAACGCGGTAAAAGTCACTCTTGATGTAGACACTACAGGAATTAAAGATGCAGTTACCGGAAAACTTAAAGAAATTGATGCAGGACAAATGACAAGTACTGCCGATGGAATGAAACAGTTTTCAGATTCTTTAAGAGCCATGGGAACTGTTAATTATAAAGCTTCCGGTTTGAACGCAATCATTAATTCCATTAGCAGATTTAGCCAGGTAGATATTAGTAATTTTAATTCTATGAAACTTGGCGAGATAATCACTCAGTTATCTGGATTATCGGCAATACCGGATGTATCTGCAAGTGTTAATCGTTTTGTTAATTCAATGGCTAGATTAGCAAATTCTGGTGAATTTATTGCAAATGTATCCGCTGAATTACCTGCATTGGGAAGTAGCTTGAAATTTATCACAGAAAGTTTTATTGGCGTTGATGGAATTTCAGATTCTGTAAATAGGTTTATTCAATCAATTGCGCAATTGGCAAGTGCTGGTGGTAAAATTTCTCAATCTTCTGGACAGCTTGGAACATTGGCAAAGGAAGTGTTGTCTTTCTTCAATGTAATGAAAACTGCACCAAAAATCAGTGAAAATACATTAAGAATGACAGAAGCTTTGGCACAGTTAGCTACTGCAAGTGGAAAAATAAATAAAGCCACAAATTCTATTACGAATTCATTTTCGAGATTATCAAATGCCACAAATGGGATTGGAAATGCCGGAAGAAAATTATCTTCCATGATTGGCTCTGCAAGCTCTGCATTAGCTAATTTTGGAAATACTGCAACTGTAACCACAAGAAAGACAGGTTCATTGACTTCACAGCTTGCCGGATTATATGCAAAATTCTTTACTGTGACAAGAGGAGTTAAAGCGCTTTGGAGTTCTGTGAAGTCTGCATCTGATTATGTTGAAACATTGAACTATTTCAATTCTGCATTCGAACAAGTTACAGACGGATTGGACGTGAGCAAGTGGCAGAATGCAGGAGTAAAATCCGCAGAGGAATATGTGGGTTCTTTTGAAAAACGTGCAAAAGAACTGACAAAAAAAATGACTGGATTTGAAGTATCAGATGCAGGTGATCTGACTAGAACAAAAGGCACGAGCCTCGGACTTGATCCGAACCAAACGATGAATTATCAAGCTACCTATGCTCAGATGGCATCATCTATGGGGGCAACAGCAGATGCATCAACTAAGGTTTCACAAGCTTTAACAGAAATCGGGGCAGACCTTGCTTCTGTAAAGAACCTTGAGTTCAACGATGTATGGAATGATATGGCATCCGGAATAGCCGGAATGAGCCGGGCTCTTGACAAGTACGGCATTAATATCCGTGTGGCAAATTTACAACAGGAACTTTATAATCTTGGAATTGACGCTACTGTATCAAGTTTAAGTCAATCGGACAAGGCTATTCTGAGAACTATAACAATCTTGAATAGTTCAAAGTATGCATGGGGTGACCTGGCTAATACGATAAATCAGCCGGCAAACCAATTAAGATTACTGCAATCTAATTTTTCGGCACTTTCAAGAACTATCGGTTCATTATTCATTCCAATTATCTCAAAGATTCTTCCATATATGAACGCCTTTGTTATTGCAATTCAGAGAGCTTTTTCGTGGATTGGAAGACTTTTAGGCATCAAAATGTCCGACTATGTTGCCTCAACAGGAAGTGCCGCAGTTGATATGGGAAGTATTGCAGATAGTACAGAAGATGCAGCTTCCGGGCTTGACAAAACAAATGACAATGCGAAGAAATTACAAAAAAGTCTTTCTGTGCTTTCATTTGATGAATTAAATCAATTAAATGATGCAAAAGTTAGCAATTCTTCCAGTTCTTCCGGAAGTGGAGGCGGTGGGAGTACACACCTTCCAGAATTGGATGCTGCATTAGATAAAGCCCTATCAGAGTATCAAGCTGCATGGGATAAAGCTTTTGAAGAAATGAATAATAAGGCAAATGATACCGCTGATCAGATTGTAGCTGTATTTAAGAAAATTCGTAAAGCAGCTAAACCAACCACAGAATCAATCAAGAAACTGTACGGTGAAGGTCTTAGCAAGCTTGGAAACTTCTCTATTACAGCTCTGAAAGATTTGTGGAATAATTATCTGAAACCAATTGGATTATGGATGTTATCTGACAATTCCGGGCTCCCCCGATTCTTTAATATTACAAATGATTTACTAAATAAAATCAATTGGGGTAAACTGAATAGCTCACTTTCCAGTTTCTTTACAATGCTTCAAAAGCCAACAAAATTTGTTTGGACTGGTCTCATGGATTTCTATGAGAAATTCTTAGTGCCGGTAGGTACATGGACAATGAATAGTGCAATTCCGGAACTTGTTGACGCATTAACAAATTTTGGAAACAACATTCACTGGGATGAACTTAATTCGGCATTGAAGAACTTCTGGGATGCACTTGCACCATTTGCACAAAATGTTGGACAGGGAATTATTGACTTCTTCAAAGATTTACTTGATGTTGGAGAAAATTTCATCAATACAACACTTCCTGGAGGCTTGAACTCAATTGCCGATGCAATAAAGAATATCAGCCCAGAAACCGCACAAGCAATTGGAAAGGGACTTGGACAAATCTCCATTGCAATTCTTGGATTCAAAGGACTAACCTTTATTGGTGGAATCATTGGAAAAGACAGCCCATTAGGAAAAGGACTTGCTTTATTGGCAAAACATCCTTATGCAGCAATGGCACTTGGCATCGGTGGAATCGTACTTGCACTTGATAATTTCGGAGTTATTGATGTTGACTGGGAGTGGATTTGGAGTAGCATTGACCGTGTAAAAACCTCAATACAGAATTTTATTGATAAGGTTGATTGGAATGCTATTGGAACTGCTCTTGGAAATTTATGGTCTGCATTCCAACCATTTGCAGAGGGATTTGCAGATGCGTTGATTACCGGACTTGAAGGAATAATTAATATCGGAGCGGACTTAATTAATGGTATTGCAAATGCTATTAATTGGCTGGCTGAAAAATTAAGTGGAGTTGATCCAGAATTTATAAAACAAGTTGGTGCTGCATTCGGAACATTGTTTGCAATCAAAATAGCCAAGGATATTGCCACCAAAATCTTTTCCTTTGCAAGTGGAATCGGTTCATTAGCTTCAAAACTTTTAAATTTCCCACTTGATACCGCATCTTCTCTTCCTACTATCATCGGTGATATTGGTGGAGCAGCGGAAACAGCGGGAAATGGCGGGTTTACTACACTTGCAGAAAAGATAAAAAATCTCGGTGATGTTGCACAAACAGCTGGCGGACAATTCCAAGGATTTTGGGGATACGCAACCAATTTGGGTGCGACTGCATTTGTCGTGGAAGGTCTTGGACAGGTAAAAAAAGCTATGGACTTTAAAGATTCCACAGCTGACGCATTCAACGATTTTGAAGTTGTTAGAAAAGCATTGAAAATCATCGAAGACCAAACTGGAATCTCTGGTGATAAACTTATCGGACTTGGCGGTGATTTAAAAAATGTGAAAGACAATGCATTTGATTTTGATGGACAGCTCCAAACTGTAGAAACATCACTTGAAAATCTCGGAATTTCTTCTGATACATTTAAGCAAGCATTAAAACAAGCAATGGAGGAATCTGATACCTCTACAAATTCTCATGTAAGCAATATTAATGAATATATCGGTACGATGGGGACAGAATTTGATAATGCGAAATCTGCACTGGAAAGACTTTCAGATCAAGCAGTAATCACTCCAACGCAGTTTGATGAATTAAGTACTGTCCTTCAACAGCAAGAATCATCTGGTGCAACAGCTAGAGCTGCATTCCAAGCATTGATGGATAAAATGGCAGAGATGGGAATTGACACAAGAAAAGTTATAAAAGCTTTTTCAGAAGATGTTCCGAAAGCTTCATCAACAATGAGCAAATCAGTTGCAACAGCATCCGAATCCGTATCATCCAAGACAAAAACTGGCTTTGGTCTCGCCAATACCGCCGTAAGTACGGCAATGGCTGGGATGAAAAAAAGCACAGAAAGCACAATGCCTTCTATTTGGTCGAAGATAAAGAACACGAATGATGATGTTGAAACCAACTCTAAAACCAACTGGGAAAATTCTGCAAGTGCTGTATCGACAGCTCTCGGAACCATGGACACCGATACAAAAGATGTAATGGGTAAGGTTATGACAACCATTCAAAGTTATTGGTCTTCCGTTCTGATCAATACAAACCAGATTTGGGAAAAGGCTTCTGGAAAGGTTGATACGGAAACTGGCAAAATGCTTACTTATGCCGAAAATAATATGTCTTCTGTTGCAAGAGTTTTTTCTTCAATTAGACGAACTATTGACGGAAATTTTTCTGGTCTTTATTCTGTCGGCAAAAATGCAATGAATGATTTTAAACGTGGAATAGAATCTGTTTATATCAGAACCCCTCACATAGAGATGAATTACACAGACTGGCAAGAGGGAAACACTCACAAATACAGATGGAATTCAAATGTTAAGTGGTTTGCCAAAGGTGGATTATTCAATGGCGCACAGGTAATCGGTGTCGGCGAAGCTGGTTCCGAAGCCGTTCTTCCTCTGGAAAATCCACGAACCATGAAGAAGATCGCAGACAGCATTGTTTCTAGTTCGGACGGAAGCATGGGACTTACAAAAGAAGAAATGGCAAAAGCAGTAGCACAGGGCGTTGCAATGGCAATGAGTATGAACAGCGGAAATAACAATCCGCAGTACATTATGAATAGCATTATTCTGGACGGAAGCGAGATTGCAAAAGCAGTAACAAAAGCCCAAAATGATACAGATAGCCGTTTCAAACCGTCCCCGGCATATTGATTTTTGACTGATTGTGTGGTATGATTTCTTTAATGAAGAAGTACACACGGTTTTGATTTTTGAGCCGCTAAGAAGAAATTAATATTTCTCGATTTTGAGGAATTTTTATCTTACTTGGCGGCTCTTTTTTATTTTAACCGTTAATTTTGGTAAAACCAACAGGCTAGACCGATCATCGAAAAGCGGAAATGCCTTGCCGCCTGCCTGTTGATTTACATACAGTTCAAGGCACTCTTTTATACGAAAGGCAGGTATCAATCTATGGCAAAGAGTTTTAATTATCGGAAGTATTACAAAGAATACTATGGAATTGAGTTTGACAGCAGTTATGTAATTCACCATATAGACTTTGATAGAAGCAATAATGACATAAATAACTTGCTGCTGCTTCCAGGAAAACTGCATAGCAGATATCATTTTTTACTAAATGGATTTGATCTCGGAAAAGAACAAAAGAAAGGAACTGTAAGCCTAGATTTCAAAATCGTTTCTGAATGCGGGCATATTCCTATGTTTGGAATTAATATGATGAAAAATCTTTGCGAAACAATGGAAGAGATTGATAAATGGGTAAGAATAAAATCCGACATGGATAGGGCAAAATACAATAAAGAAGTATATGGTATTTAATAATTGGTAAAATCAGTGGGCTAGGGTAGCTCCCGAAAGTCTCACCTCCGAGAGATTGCCTACTGTTTTTATATTATCGGAGAAGTTTTTAGATATACGGAGGTTATCTAGCATGAGAAAAGAACAGTTTGTTTCCGAAAGAAGAGAAAGAGATTTCACGGGGGTATTTATACCGTCAAAATTATATCTTACAAATAAATTCAGCCCAAGAGAAAAATTTTTATTAGTGGAAATACATAGTCTTCGCAAAAGAGATAAAAGCGGTGATTGTTTTGCGAGCAATCGGCATTTTGCTGATTTTATTGGTGTGTCCGAACGTACTATTCAGTCAATGCTAAATGGGTTAAAACAGAATGGTTATATAACTTCATGGTATGAATATGAAAAAGATAATCCAAAAGTAATAAAGCATAGACACCTTATTCTCACAGAAAAATTTTATGAAGAATTTATAAATGAGCATGAGCAAAAAGATCAGCCCGAACGTGGTGAGAAAAAACGCATGGGGGATGGTGAGAAAAACTGCACCTTCCGTGGTGAGGAAAACTGCGTGGATAAGTATAACAGTGAAATAAGTATAACAGATATAGATAAGAAAACAGAACCAGACTTTATTGATAATAAAGAAAAAAAGACTTTATCTTATACAGATAAAGATAATCAGACTTCTGCTCCTAATAATTATAATAAATTAAATATATATAATATACCTCCTAGAACCAAGGAGCAGAAAGCCAACCGCTATAATTCAAGGAACCAATCATCTATCTTAGATTATAAAGACGAAGATGTTGAGAAATTGGTAACTGAAATATACGAAAGCATTTACGGAACAAAAGAGAATATTTTTGAAGACCATGACATTTGCTTATCTATATTCTTGATTACAGAGTTTTTCAAGAAATATCAAAAATACCGTGAAAAGAAACATCCGATGGTTACGCCAAACCAAGCCGAAAATATTCTGAAAATGGTACGCAATCCAGACACAGATATGGCAAAAGATGATTTGGTTGACGATAAAGAGGAACCACTGTTCTATCTTGACATGATGGAGGAACATTTTAAGACAAAGTGGGGAAAAAGAAATGGCGGAGATTTTGATTATAGAATCATGTTATTTTTTAAGGACACCACACAAAATATGCTATATCAAAGAGTGAAACAAAAAAGGGAGGACACACTATGAAAAGAATCAAAGCACTACTGGCAACTATTATCTGTATCTGCACTATCACATGGCTAACAGGCTGTGCAGCGAATGACGATTACATGAATGACGTGAAAGGAAATCTTTCTGGAAACAGCTACACAATCTATACCTACGATAACTACGGCAAAAAGGTTATGACCACCACTGGGGACAAGATTAATATTTCCGGGAATAAAACGAAATCTAAGGGCTACGATAGCGAGGGTAACGAAACAACCAGCTATGATGTATCTTCCGTCATTACAATTCTGATAGACGGTAAAGAAATTGAAAGTTGTGGTGATACTTGTATTTTTGAGCAAAAAGGATTGAAGCCGGAGGTTGATTTTACCCAGGAAGATATTACCAGCCATTCAACCGGGAAGATTTCAGAGAATGCATACATAGCCGGGATTGTGAATTATTATAAAAATTATTTTGGGAAATCTAGGGTTGTAGTAATTAAATCCCAACTTGGACAACCAATAGCCGCATATTCTGGTGACGAGGTGTTCTGGAAAATCCCGGACGATCTACCTAAAATGACAAAGTTAATGATTGACGGAAAAGCTCTTTATATCCACAGGGCAAATTTCCAGATTATTGATAAAGAATTACTGAGATAAAATAACCGGATCCGCTACAAAACCACTCACACTATAAAATATAGGCATAAGCCAATAAAATTGATTTTCGGGCGAAGAAGTCAACAAATTATGGAGGACGTTAGCATGGAAATAAACGGGAATCTTTACTTGGTTTCAAGAACAAAGAGAATAGAATGCGATATGGGTATTAATGATGTGCTTGTATGCGCCAGAAGTGAAAACGAAGCTAAAGGAATCGCTCTGAGCCTTGGCTTGATTTGGGAAGGGGAGAGTAAGAAAGATGTTGAGATAACAAAACTCCATGAAGTTAATCCTGGAGATATTCTTTTAGCTGGGTGAGGAGGAGAAAGAAAATGTATAGACCATTATTTGAACCAGGAGACATTGTACAGCACTTTAAGAGAGAAACCATCAAGGAGCCACGCAACAACGAGTATTTGTATAAGTTTATCGGATATGCCAGACATACAGAAACAGGGGAAGACTTGGTAGTATACAGAGCTTTGTATGGCGGTAAGGAACTATTTGCCAGGCCAACAAAGATGTTTTATAGCAAGGTAGATTGGAACAAATACCCAGAAATAAAGCAAGAGCATAGGTTCGAGAAATATCATGGGGTTCTTTACGCTGATGGACTTTAAACAGACTTACTTTTCCATCTGGCAAGATATATGGAATCTCCACAAGAAGTATGCTTTTATCTCAAAAGACGATATTCCACAGTGGGAAAATCTCACCATGGAAGCAAAGCAGATTCACGATAAATACACTGATTCGGTTGGTGCGAAATTTGCCGAAGCTCTTTTGATTGCCGTAACTGCGGAAATTGATAGAAAAGCGAAATAGGACTTCCAGAATGCGTCCCAAGGTGGTACAATATGGGTATCAATTATTGGGAGGTATGAGTGTATGAAGAAAGCGAAAAAGTTACTATCATTTTTGGCAGTCATGCTATTGATTGTCTGTATGGCAGTTCCAGTATCGGCGGCAGGGAAGATTAGTAAGAGTAAGGCAACGTTACTTACCGGACAAACCTTGCAACTGAAATTGTCTGGAACAAAAGGAAAGGCAAAATGGACTTCCAGCAAGAAATCTGTGGCAACGGTAAGCGGTTCTGGGAAAGTAACAGCCAAGAAATCGGGTTCTGCTACAATCACTGCAAAAGTAGGTAGAAAGAAGTATATCTGCAAAGTAACCGTGGAATCTCCAAAACTTAGCAAGAAAAGCATTTCTTTAAAAGTTGGAGAGACAAGTACCATAAAAGTAAAAGGAACTAAACAGACTGTAAAATGGAAATCCTCAAAGAAAAGTGTTGCGACCGTAAAAAATGGAAAAATTACTGCGAAAAAGGCAGGAACCGCCAATATTACAGCAACAGTTCTTGGAAAGAAATTCACTTGTAAGGTTACTGTGAAAAAGGCTTCTAACGGCAATGGTGGTTTTAACAGTAACGCTCCATCAGTTCCCACTCCAACTCCAAGTCTTTCTAGCATGACAATGGGACAGAAAAATGCGCTTGCAAAAGCTAAAAGTTATTTGAATGTTTCTGCATTTTCACATGATGGATTAATCCATCAACTTGAATTTAACGGTTTTTCTACCGAAGAAGCTACTTTTGCAGTTGATAATTGTGGTGCAAATTGGTTTGAACAGGCTTTAAAAAAAGGAAAATCTTATTTGAATGTATCAGCCTTTTCCTATACAGGATTAATTCATCAATTAGAATTTAATAAATTTACAACTCCGCAAGCTACTTATGCAGCCAATAACTGTGGTGCCGATTGGTATAAGCAAGCAGCTAAAAAAGCAGAATCATATTTAAGAGTTTCTTCTTTTTCAAGGGATGGTTTAATTAGACAATTAGAATTTAATGGATTTACAAAAGAACAGGCAGAATACGGTGTTACTAAAGTTGGATACTAAAAATAATAAAGGCTAGGGATTTCTCCCTAGCCACTTTTTTATGCTTGAATAATAAATTGATATGTATTGATTTCTTCATTCCAGTTATCGCTATGACCCTCAAAGTAAATATCAAAGTTACTGTTCATATCAATAGCCGGGAAACAAATGATTCCAGATGTTGTAATTCCAGGTAAGAGGTCTGTTTGAACTTCCGGGTAATTAGCATCATAATTGTAATCTGATTCATACTGACTTGCGCCCTGTACAATCTTTGCAGAATATCTGGAAAGCGAAAAAGCGGAACCTCCGTTATTTGTTACGGTAACGTAAGCCCTTGTTTCTTTTGATGAAAATTCAACTTTTTCAAGAATTAAAACATATCCGTATTGATCAATTTGTAAATTCAGATCTAAGGTTTTGAGTGCCGGGTCTACAGCTGATGCATAATCAGTTTTTTCTGTATAGGTAGCATCAATACCGATTGATGAAACTGAACCGCCAAAAAGATTAGTGCCAGATGCAGAACCAATAACTTTCCCGATTACCATAATATAATCGTCATTTACATAGGTTGGAGTATTTAGGTCACATCTGACAATAATTGATTCTCTACTTCCGTTCAAGTCGTATATCATCTGAAAATATTTATATTCATCATCTTGTTCCATAGAATTTAGCATTTGACCTGCTATTTTTATATCTTTTCCGCTAAATGAATCTGCATCAGCAAAAAGATTAATGTACTCTGATTCGGAAATGTAATCTCCATCTGCGGTGTCGGATTTTTCCTTTTTTAACGCTGCTAATTCATTTTGTAAATCTGAAATTTGTTGTTCAATCTCTGCAATCCGTGTATCGGTATCGGACGCATTGACCGGAACGTAATTTCCTGCGACAGAGCCAAATAACATGATGCCACACATGCTAACTGTTGCAAAAAGTGTACTAATTCTTTTCCTCATTTCAAATTCCTCCCTTTTTAGTAGATATATTAATTTTACCACCTTGGAAAGTAATATGGAATAGGAAATTTGAAAAAAGTAACAATTCATCAAAATGATGATTCGTCAGTGAAATAACTGTCGTGAATTTCGAGACTGTTAATAGCTGTTCCACAAATTTATGGAGCTGTTTTTTCACAAAAAAATGAAAAATACTCTTGACATTGTACGTACAAGCTGATATATTAAAGATGTACAAAATGTACGTACAATCTGAAAGGAGTGATAAAATGTCTCCCAAAATAGGGCAAAAGTTGACGGACAATCCTAGAAGCGTAAGATTGGAAGTCAGACTTACACAGGAAGAAAATGCACTATTAGAGGAATGTGCAAAAAGACTTCAAGTTACAAAGACAAAAGTTATCACAAAGGGAATCGAATTAGTAGATAAAGATTCTCGAAACTAAAAAACAGCCGTAGCACCGACCAAAGCACAAACGACTGTTTAAGCAACCAGAAGTCTCACCTCTGGTAATTAATATCTTATCATTTGTGAGACTTCTTTTCAAGAGAAAAGGAGTATTTTTTTATGCAAAACTTAGTAGTAAAAAATGTAAATGTATTAGGTGACATGATTATGGCAGCAAAAGGTACTGATGGATTCGTATATGCAGGAGTAAGTTATTTCTGCAATGCCCTTGGCATGAGCAAAGGACAAAAAGATAGACAGATTATGAATGTCCAAAAAGATAAAACATTACAAATGGGGTGCCTCAAATTTGAGGCAGGGGTATTTGATAAAAATAACGAGACTGTTGCACTTAGATTAGATTTTGTTCCACTTTGGCTTGCAAAAATAAACATAACAGAGAAGATGCAAAATGAGCATCCAGAATTAGCAGCCAAATTGCTTGAATACCAGTTAAAAGCAAAGGATATTTTGGCAGATGCTTTTTCAGAAAAGAGGAATTCTCCCATGACTATTCCCGAACAGATTCAGCTTCTAGCACAGGGAAACGTAGAACTGAATAAGCGGATTGACGATATTCAGACAGAGTTTGAGACTTTAAAAATGGATTTGCCGATTCTCCCGATTGAAGCGGAGAAAATCACGGAAGCCGTAAAGAGAAAAGGGACACTGGTACTTGGCGGTAAGGAATCCAATGCTTACAATAGCCGTTCCATTCGTCAGAAGGTTTACAGTAACATTCATTCCAATCTGCGCTACCAGTTCCAGGTCAAAAGCTACAAGGCAATTAAGAGAAGCCAGGTAGAACAGGCAGTCAAGATTATTGGAGAATACAAACCGCCAGTTTTCTTGAAGAATGAGATTGATACAGAAAACGCACAGCAGAGATTCTTTTAATTAGATTTTTACAGGGATACACAGGAGGAAAATAAAATGACAAAGGCTGAATTACAGAAAACAATCGACGAACTGAACGCAGATAACAACGAGTGCTTAGTGCTTCTGGACGAGTATATGTACAGACAGAGAATCATTGAAAATCTTATCAATTTGAAAGACCTGTCAAAATTAAAGGGAATGTATCTCTTTACCAAACAGTTAATCGGGAAAGCGTGATCGTATGGCAAGCAGAATCCAGTTCAATGACTTTCAGAAAAAGAGTGTGTACGCCAAGTGCAACGGAAAATGTGCGATATGCGGTAAGCCTGTCAAATTCAAGAAAATGACAATCGACCACATTACGCCGTTGTCTCGTGGCGGCACAAATGATATTAAGAATCTGCAACTGGCGTGTAAGCGATGCAACAGCATGAAGAGCAACATGACAATGGATGATATGATGGGGCAGATTTCCGAGATTTTGAAGTATAACCGCAAACAGAAGTTGATTAGAGTGTTGGGAGGAATTGTAGAATGATTGACTATAAAGAAGAAATCAAGAAACTTTTGGAAAAAGTAGATGATTATTATGATCTCAAAAGAACATATAAGTTGCTCGAATATCTGTACTTAGAGGAAGTTTTAAAAACAGTGAAATGATACCAAAGTATACTGAATGATACTTTCACCGTATGTTATACTATAAAATCATAATAAGCAATTTTTAAAGCGTTTACCTTTCGGGGTAGGCGCTTTTTTGTTGCCAAAAAATAAATCATAAAGGAGATATGAATTTATGCTGGTAGAAATCGTTGGAAAAAGATACGAAGAAAAGTTACTTACTACGTCAAGAAAAATCGCAGAATCTTTCGAAAAAGAGCACAAGGAAGTAATAAGGGCAATTGAAGGACAAGTTGACGCAGAGGGTAAAACCAAACATTTAGGTCTTGTAACACAGATTTCTCAAAGGGGAGATATCCCCCTTTCTGATTATTTTATAAAAACTTCTTATATCGGAGAAAACAATCGTGAGTATACCGAATACCTTATAACAAGAGATGGATTTTCCTTGTTAGCCATGGGATTTAATGGTGAAAAAGCATTACAGTGGAAACTTAAATACATTGACGCTTTTAATAAAATGGAATCTGAATTAAAAAGAATTCATACAGAACGTCAGCAATGGCAAATCGAGCGTGACAAGGGTGTTGTTATTCGACATATCCTAACAGATACAATTAAGATGAAAATAACGGAAAGCCAAAATAAAAGATTTGCTTATCCAAATTACACAAATTTAATTTATCGTAATTTATTCGGAAAAACAGCCAAAGAGCTTGAAAGTGATTATGGGGTAAAAGCAAAAGAAAATCTTAGAGATTTCTTCACAGGTGATGACTTAGCAAAAGTACAAAATATGGAAATGCTTGTAAGCAGCCTTATTAATTGCGGATGGGGATATCAGCAAATTAAAGAATTTGTTCAAAGTGAAGCAACTAAAATGATTGCTTGAGAGCACTCTAATTTGAAATCAGAGTGCTAAAGTAGGTGAATATATGGCAGAAGTATTTCTTAAAGTGGATGGGGTAGCATTGCCCTGTCCTTCTTCTTTTACATGGGGATTACAGGATATATCGGCATCAGAATCCGGCAGAACAGATGATACGACCATGCACAAAAACAGAGTTGGACAGAAGCGAAAGCTGTCTGTAGGTTGGAATGGCCCAGATTGGGACACTGCTTGCAAAATTATACAGGCAGTAAATCCAGAGTACATACAGGTCACATATCCAGACTTGCTATCTGCAAACAAGCACGAAACCAGAACATTTTATGTTGGTGACAGGGAATCCCCTTTTAAGTGTTGGTGGATAGGCAATGAGCGCATGGAAGGACTTAGTTTTGATTTTATCGAGAGGTAAGATATGCGAAATTTATCAACGGAATTTAAAGAACAACAGAATAGTGGGAATCGTAACTATCTGAAATATGCAGATTTTACCTTCACGGATGGAAGCACATTATCCATTACCGACAAGGATTTATGGTCTAATGGTTTTAAATTTGAGGATGCAGTATCGCAAAGCGGCTCTTTTGATATCGGCGCAGCTATCGTAAATAAACTGACATTGCAGATCAACAACTTTTCTGGCAAGTACACAGATTACATCTGGGATGGAGCGAGAGTTGTTTGCCATATCGGGCTTGAATTATCCACTGGTATTGAGAAAATTCGCATCTGTACCATGACAGTAACAGATGCACCATATCAGAATACAGCTATAATCAGTTTGGCTTGCGAAGATTCCATGCGATTATTTGATCGTGATTATTCAGAAAGTAAGCTGTCCTATCCGGCAACCAGATTACAAATCATCCAGGATGCTTGTGAGGTGTGCGGAGTAACACTGCAATCAACCAGATTTGATAATGATGACTTGGTAATCCAGAATCGACCAGATGATAGCAGTATTACTTTTCGACAGGTAATTGCATGGATGGCACAGATGGGCTGTCAGTGGGCGAAAACAGATGCATACGGTAGATTGTGTATCGGATGGTATGAAAAAGAATCTAATATTCCAGCTAATATTACCTCCAAAGATACAAGCGGATTTACCCCTTGGTTATACGATCTCGAAATAACAGGAGTAAAAGTAACGGAGTATTCAAGCAATTCATCTGAAAGTAACGCTAAAACATATCAATCAGGGGATGAGGGGTACATCATAGATATTAGCGAAAATAAGCTAATACAACCGGGGACTGGACAAACGATTTGCTCAATAATTGCTGAAAGATCTGTTGGATTAAAATTTCGTCCTTTTACAACCAGCGCGCTAACCGATATTGCTTTGGAAGCAGGGGATGCTATTACAATCACTGATAGGAATGGGGAAGAACATAAGAGTTATTTAACTTCTCTTACATTGAACCCGGGAACTTTTGAACAATTAGAATGCAGTGCGAAGAGTGTTTCAAGAAACAAACAGAAGCAATATACCCTTAATCAACAGGCACAATCTGAATATAGAAAAAGCTTAAGAGATGAGCGTACTTCTAGGGAAAAAGCGCTGGAAGAATTATCACAACGCCTTGCGGAATCTTCTGGAACATACACGACAGTGGAAACACAGCCGGACGGAAGCAATATCTATTATCTTCACAACAAACCACAGCTATCCGATTCTGACATTGTATGGAAAATGACCGCAGAAGCATGGGCGGTATCTACAGATGGTGGACAACATTGGAATGGTGGTATGACTGTTGATGGTGATGTGATTGCCAGAATTCTTAATGCTACAGGTGTTAATGCTGACTGGATTAAGACGGGAGCCTTGGTGGTTCGTGATAATAGCGGAAATATTATATTTTCTGCCGATATAACTAAACATCAATTAATAATGGATGGATCCTCAATTAGGATTGGTGCATCTCCTTTGGATGGACTGTTAAACAGTATGCAGGGGCAGATCGATGGGAATATAAATACCTGGACAGGAACATCAGTACCTACATTGAGCAATTATCCGGCCAATGAATGGCTGGACGATACCGAAATGAGCAAGCATGTCGGTGACATTTACTACGATGGCGATAGCCACGCATACCGCTTTGTAAATGAAGGCAATGGATATTATTGGAAACAGCTGAAAGATACGGACGTTACAAAGGCACTGAAAGATTCTGAGGACGCATTGTCGGCAGCGAAACAGGCACAGGAAGCGGCAGCTCTCGCCAAAAACATGACATTGCAACTGAGCAATGAATACCAGGGCGTTTCTGTTGATTCTGATGGAAATTACGGCACATTTCCAAGCGATGTGATTACACATGCTGTAGTAATGTACGGGACACAAGATATTACAGATGATTGTAATTTTATAATCACAAAATCAGATAGTATAACAGGAATCTGGAACAATTCAGCAAAGACATATACGGTAACGGGGCTGTCAGCCGATGATGGTTGGGTAGATGTTAGGGCAACTTATCTTAGTGCTTTGACGGTGACCAAAAGATTTTCCATTTCAAAAATTTATGCGGGAAACGATGGAAAGAACGGTCTTCCGGGAGAACCTGGACGAGATGGAAAAACAAGTTACACCCATATTGCTTATGCCAATAGCGCAGATGGTAAAACCGATTTTTCGGTGTCTGATAGTAACCGGGAATATATCGGTATATATGTTGATTTTGAACTACAAGATAGCACTAACCCGGATGATTATGCATGGACGCTTGTAAAAGGTGCAGATGGGGCAAATGGATCTCCAGGAAAACCTGGAACAGACGGAAAAACAAGTTACACCCATATTGCTTATGCCAATAGCGCAGATGGTAAAACCGATTTTTCGGTGTCTGATAGTAACCGGGAATATATCGGTATATATGTTGATTTTGAACTACAAGATAGCACTAACCCGGATGATTATGCATGGACGCTTGTAAAAGGTGCAGATGGGGCAAATGGATCTCCAGGAAAACCTGGAACAGACGGAAGAACACCATATTTCCATGTAGCTTACGCAAACAGCGCGGATGGTAAGATGGGCTTTGATGTATCTGATAGCACTGGAAAAGAATACATCGGGCAGTATACAGATTATACGGAAGCCGATAGCACTAACCCCGGTGCCTATTCATGGACAAAGATTAAGGGAGAACAAGGAGTTCCGGGTAGAACATATTTTCTTGAAAGCCCATCATATGTTATTAAGCAACGCGCGAATGGCAGTGTAGCCCCGAGCTATATTACTTTGAGTGCTTGGTATCGCGATGGAAACGCGGAAACACGAACAGCATATAAAGGTCGTTTTAAAATCGAAGAATCCGTAGATGGGGAAAATTGGAAAACGGTATATTCTTCTGCGAAAGACGAAACAAGCGTTTCACATAATTTATATACGGTATTATCAACTAAAGCGGGAGGAATTATAACAACGGCTTCTGGAAGGTCAATTGGAATTCCAAGAGATGTAAGTGCCATAAAATGTACCTTATACGCGGCGGGTGGATTTTCACAACCATTAGATTCCCAAAGTATGGCGGTTGTAATTGATGTAGATGCACTTACACATGAAGAAATATTTAACCTCTTAACCAATGATGGCGCAATTAAAGGAATTTATAAAGAGGGAAATCAGCTATATATTTCGTTCACTTACGCCAAGGGTGGCACATTAAAGCTTGGCGGTAAAAATAATGGGTATGGGATATTAGAGGTACTGAACCGCCGTGAAACTGGATGGGCTAGTAAGCTTGATCCTGACGGATTAACCATATTTAAAGATTATGTAAATGAAAATAACTATAAATGCCTTATTTTTGATTCAAGCGGAATTAAGTACGGAGTAACCGATTCAGCAGGATTACTGAATCTAGAAATGCCTCTTTTGGTTAACGATAATGGCACAATGGCCATTTTAACAAGTGATATTTATGGTTATTCTGATGATGGAAAAACAGCTTTTCAGTTTTTTAGTGGCAAAACAGTAAACTCAGGTTCCATGATAGTAAATGTTAAATCAGACTTTTATGATTCTGCTAATTTTCATAAGTCCGTTACGATGAGTGGTCTGCCGTGGAACTCTAGTGCAAGTGCAGCTGTTGTTTTTGCATCTGATATGAAAACTCTTAATGCGGCTGCTGCATCTTCGATTCGTTACAAATCAATAGGAAACGGAAAAAACATAAAAGAAGATGAACTGGAAGACCTCTACAGAATCAAGGTAATCTGGGCGAAGTATAAAGACGGATATTTATCCGAACAAGATGAACGCTATGGCAAAGAAATGCCGATGTTCATAGCTGAGGACATTGACCGCAGATTTCCATTAGCCGTTGACCATAATGAAAAAGGCAAAGCTGAAAACTGGAATTACCGTATTATAATCCCCTGCATGTTTGCCATGCTGAAAAATGACCATGAGAAAATCCTGGCTCTCCAAGCGGACAACCAAGAACTGCATTCAAAACTGGATGCTTTGTCAACAGAAGTACAGGAATTAAAAGAACTTATCAACAATATTTCACGAAAGGAATGAGAATATGAGTGTAAAAACAGTACAAGCTACAGTAAATGGACAGACCGTAAGTCTAACCTATAACAGTTCTACTGGACGATATGATGGAACGATTACAGCCCCTAGTAAATCCAGCTATAATCAATCGGGACATTATTATGGGGTAACAATCAGAGCTACGGATGATGCTGGAAACGCAGAAACAGCAGATGCTAGTCATTCAACGTTAGGAAGTTCATTACAGTTAAAGGTAAGAGAAAAAGTTGCGCCGATTTCAACAATAACATACCCGACAGCCAGCGCACTGATTACAAATAACAAACCAAGCATTGTCTGGACAATAACCGATGATGATTCTGGTGTGGATCCTTCCACCATTGGTATCACCATTGATTCTGGAAGTAAAATTACGGGAAGCAGTATTTCCAAGACTGCTATTTCTGGCGGTTACAGATGTACTTATACTCCTGGTACTGCCCTGTCAGACGGGAGCCATACAATTACTGTAAATGCGTCTGACTATGATGGAAATGCGGCAGCACAGAAGAGCGTTTCATTCAAAATTGATACCGTACCGCCGACACTTTCCGTTACATCACCGACAAATGGTCTTGTTACCAACCAGGCTTCCTGTACTGTTCGTGGTACAACAAACGATGCAACATCCAGCCCAGTATCTGTTACTGTCAAACTGAATAGTGGTAGCGCAGAGGTGGCAACCGTTGCTTCTGATGGCTCCTGGTCTAAGGTAATTACTCTTACTGAGGGTACCAATACCATCACCGTAGTGGCTACTGATAGTGCCGGAAAGAGTACCACTGTAACCAGAACTGTGAAACTGGACACTAAGGCTCCTGTCATCAAGTCCGTAACATTAACACCGAACCCGGTTGATACTGAAAAAACCGTTGTAATTTCTGTAGAGGTTACCGACTGATAAAGGTGGTGGAAACATGGTAGTAGCATTAAGGGGTACTATCAATGGAAACATTATCTCATTCGCAAGGGCACAAGGGGATAGATGGGAAGCCATCATCCCCAAAAGCCTTAACGGCGCTTATGTAGTTGACATGTCCGCTGTTGATGAAGCTGGAAATACCGCATATATAGCAAGATACATTATTACCATAGATATATCTTCTATGTGTGTTCACATTGAGCCGTGTCCGTATTATGAAGAGTTATTAGAGCCACAGTATCGGGCGGTTTTAGAAAAATCCGAGTATTATGCAGAGTTAATAGGAGGTTGTAATTGTGAATGTGGATTTTGAATTCGGGGAAAAGAAACATATAAAATTGCGAATATGTTCCTGTAAGGGCACCGATTTTATAATTGAAAGATCTTCCTATGAATTAATTTGCAAAGGAACACAAGAGGTTGAAGACAGTGGGGGAGCAGTAATACAAGGACATATTCTTGATGTGGTTATTCAACCACAGAAAAAAGGTAGATATAAGCTTCGGGTTATGTATGAGATCCTGGACGAGAAGCTGATCACAGAAGTGGAAGTGATGGTGAAGTGATATGGCGAATATTTTAATCAGCGATGTAAAAATGACACCGAACCCGGTCACCGCCAGAGCAAGCTTCGTCCTGTCCGTGAAGATCATCGACAAAGTATACGCACTGGCCACAAAGGACGGCAAGTGCCTGATGACAAAGAATAATAAAGTAATTGAAAAAATTCCAAGAAAGGATTGATGAAAAATGTCTGAATCTATACCAAGTACACTAATATCAGCTCTCCCAGCAGCTACCAAAGTGTCTGATACGGATATCGTGGTATTGGAGAATGGCTCTACAACCCAGAAGATTACTATAGCGCAGTTGAAAGAGGCGCTAGGGATTAATGCACTAAACACGAATTTTAAATTCTACAGTTCCTTATCTCAAATTGGATTAACAGCAGCTGCAACATGGGATCAGATACTTACTAAATTAACTGATGGTACTGGAATGAAATTTGCTGCATGGAAATCAGACTATCCTAATTTATCAAATCCATGCACAAGTAATAGGCAATTAATAACTGTTTGCAGATCATATTCAGGTTATTCTACTATAGAAGTGTGGGATATTGATAATAACGTTCGCCACTTTACAGCGCATAATGGAGATAACTATAGACCTTGGAAATCATACTAAAACCACGTTACACTCTATGTTTTTAATGCTGTTGACAATCAGCTGCATTTACGTTTCTTTGTATATAATCTGCAAGTATCAACAAATGTTGCCCAATCACTACTGTATTGCCATCTAACTGTATATGTTCAAGATGAAATTGCAAATTCTGGAAAGCTTAATTGAGCATAATAAGCAATACTTGGACATCTTGTTGAATTGGACTATATACTTTTATTTTCCCAGTAGTATTTGTGTCTCTTGCAACAACGCAACCAGCTATATTAGAACTTGCACCAATAAGAACGGGAAATGATATTTTATGTTCTGGCAGGTTTGGAAATGTATATTCTCTAACCACTCCTGCTGAACATGTTAAAAGTTCATGCGTATACTTCGTGTTTTGCGACCTTCTTTCCTCTGGATGCTACAATAAAGCAGAAGGAGGAATAAAGGTTATGGATATACGAAATACGATTATTAACAATGTATTGCTGGCGGTGCAATCTTTATTAGATGATCAGCAGCTCCAGGCAGTACAGGATGCGCTCTGTATTCAACTGAACAGTTACGAAGTGCAGGAGAGAAGTACAGAACTAACGGTAGTGGACAACACTCCAGACAGTATGCTGGCAAAATATATAGCTACCAAGAGAGTAGAAGGAAAGGCAGAATCCACAATTCGGCGTTACTACGATGCGTGTTACATGATGATACACACTCTATATAAGCCACTGCATGAGATTACTACCTACGATCTCAGATACTACCTGGCCGCATACAAGGAGCGCCGGAAGGTAAGCAATCGTACCTTGGACGGAATCCGCCGATGTTTCAGTAGTTTCTTTTCCTGGCTCTCTGCCGAGGGCATGATCGGAAGAAACCCATGTGCAGCACTGTCCCAGATTAAGTACACGAAGGTAGTGAAAAAGCCCTATACCGCACCAGAAATGGAGCGACTAAAACAGGTCTGTACAACACTTCGGGATCTGGCGCTGATAGAATTTCTTTATGCTTCTGGCTGCAGGGTATCAGAAGTGGTAAGGCTCAATCGAAACGATATAAATTTTCAGACACAGGATGCAGTAGTCCTGGGAAAAGGAAACAAGGAGCGGAGAATCTACCTCACCCCTGTGGCGCTTATGCATTTGCAGGATTACCTGAATACACGAACGGACACAGATCCGTGCCTGTTTGCAAGTGTGAGAGTACCAGTGCGGAGGTTATCAAAAGCGGGGATTGAAAGAGCATTAAAGAAGTTAGGGAAGGCTGCCAAGGTTACAAACGTACACCCTCACAGGTACCGGAGAACTTTGGCGACCAACCTTCTTGATCGTGGGGCCAACATCCAGGATGTGGCAGCAGTCCTGGGACATGCTGATCTGAAGACCACTCAGGTATATTGCTATATCAGCCAGAGCAACGTGAGAGCATCATATAATAAGTACGCAGCGTAGCATATAAGCTCAAATTCACTCCGGGGACACCTCCGGAGCTGTTGTCATGTCTGGCGATGAAATTAGCAGGAGATGGCTTATCTGCTGAAGAAAGCAGCTAAACACGAAGATATCAGTTACCGGAACTTTTACAGATGAATGGTATATTGGAATAAATGTGTATGGCATGGGGCTTGCAGTAGAAATTCCAAGGCATAATGAAAATTTACAATTATCTGCAATATCGGCAAAGGTATTCAATAATGGTGGATGGTATAATTCAAGTGTTCTTTCGATTGGAAGATGTACTAATCACTGGAGGATAATTTTAAATGCAAATTCAAGCATGAATTTAGAAAACGGAAAAGCATATCTTATTTCACTTAGTGGAGCGATTTCCTGAAATCACGCGCCAAAAGCAAGTGCTGTAAAACTAACAACTCCGTTAAAAGCAGAACCGTCAGCATTTCTAATTTCCATGTACGATGTCGTACCATCGTTGTAAAAGCCACTAAATATCCTGCCATTAGGAACTGTAATATCTTCAGCTATTACTAGATATAAACTGTTTAGCCCAAAAGAAGCAGCAGTCATTGTAATGTAGTTTTTATTTGCTTCCGTGTATACATTTGAAAAAGATTTAACTACAATTTTGCATGGAATCTTCGTGTTTATTCGACTAATTATTTTCATTTGAGCGCCTGAAATTCAGATGTTGAAATGAAGTTAATTAATAATGCACATATATGAAAGGAGAACACACATGAATATTAATACCTCATTAATCAGCAACAACAACAGCTACGCAGGACAAACACCTCGGTATATTGTCATCCATAATACAGATAATATAGCCAAAACAGCAGATGCCAAAGCACACGCCACTGCACAGCATAATGGAAATTTTCATGGCTATTCAGCCCACGTATTCGTTGACGATAAATCAGCATACCAAGCCTTGCCGTATAATCGTGGAGCTTGGCATGTTGGGGTAAATTACGGCGGTAAGCTTTTTGGAACTGTAAACAATCACAACTCTATTGGAATTGAAATGTGCATGAATGCTGGATATAACTACGAAAAAGCATTCCAGAATACCGTTGATGTGTGCAAGCAGCTTATGAAGAAATACGGAATCCCAGCAAGCCGAGTAGTGCAGCATTATGATGTGTGCGCTAAGAATTGTCCATCCGTTATCCGTGGAAAGGGTGACTGGGATAGATTCAAGAAGCTTATTTCCAGCAAAACCGTGACAGCGCCAACCACAAAGCCGACTGTAAAGGTCGATAAGTATTACCGTGTCCGTAAGACCTGGAAGGATTCTAAGAGCCAGATCGGGGCGTACAAGTCACTGAAAAATGCGAAAAAGGCTTGCAAAGCCGGTTACTCTGTTTTTGACTGGAATGGAAAAGCGGTGTATTCCGTAACAGCAAAGAAAAGTGTAGACAAGGTTGCAAAAGAGGTAATCAATGGCGAATGGGGAAATGGACAAGATAGACGAGACCGCCTGGAAGCTGCCGGCTACAATTACACAGAAGTGCAGAAAAAAGTCAATGAATTACTGAAATAATAACACTCCCGGGGCTTTCCCGGGAGCTACTTAAATGTTGTATATTCTTCAAATTCGTTTCTTATTTTCGCAAAGTCTTTTCTTCTGATCGGCACAGTATTCCCAGAAAACATAAGGAACAAATCGTTTATTTCTTTTACCTCATCCATGTTTATTATGTAGCTTTGGTGGCATCTTAAAAATCTGGAATCCAGTAATTCTTCAATATCAGACAGTTTACATCGTTCCGTATAAACAATACCGCAAGTGCAGTGGATAATGATGTATTTGTTTCGGCTCTCAATATATTCTATATTTTGAAATTCCACCCGATGAATAAAGTCTTTTCCTTTTATCATAAGAGTGCTTTTATGGATATGCTTAAGAGCGTGATTGAAAGCCCTATACATTCTGCCATTTTCAGAGCCTTTTATAATATAATGAACTGGGAGTATATCAAGAGCTTCAAAAACATACTCTTTGTGGGCTGTCCAGAAAATAATATTTCCATTATAGCCATTTGATCTCAATTCCTTTGCGACTTCAATTCCATTTTCTTCTTTCAAAACGATATCCAAAACCACAATGTCATACCATTCGCCATCTGCCACATCGTCAATAAGTGGCTGCCCTTTATCATACGGAGTAATCAATGCTTTTACATCACCATTTCGTTTGAGAAAATTATTAATCCGATTCATAAATATATCAATCTGGATTTCGCTATCATCACATATTGCAATTCTCATTCAAATCATCTCTTTTCACGTAAAATTCGCCACCAGAGGTGCTAATTTCGCCATTTCCTGTGTAATTGTATATTTTTTGATACAATGTTATTGTAATACATTAAGATGATAGTGTAAAGGGGATGGATTCATGGAGAAACATAAAAAAATCATAATTGTGTTTATACTGATATTCGTGCATGTGCTCTTGATTCAATATGTTTACTTCTGCCCGGAGCATAGTATTATCTTTGGGAGGGGTAAAACTATCGCAATTGCAAAAGCAGAGGTAAAACAGGTTGTCCATGAGCGCTATAAATCCCTCGCTGACAAGCATCCAGCCCCTTTATTTCTATCTATTATTATTACGATTTGGAAAAGCAAAAATCACAATATTTACACAAAAAAACTTATAATTCATCAAAAAATTAGAAGAAACCAGCTTCCTAGGAAAGATTTAAGCGGAAACAATTCTATCCCAGTATATGGTTATGAAAACATGATATAATTTAACAAATAAGAACAGATGTTTGGAATATTGGGAGGGATTTACGTGGATTACAAGAAAGAAATTATTGAGATGATACAAGAGATACATAGTGAAAAGATATTAAATCTTATCTATTGGTTTGTTAAAAGAGGATACAAAGAAGAAAGGGCGGGAAGATAATTCCCACCCTCAGAACCTAGAAAATAAACTTTTCAAAGAAATCACACAACAAATCTTTTTTATCGGGCGACAGTTTATCGTATTCAAGAATAATTTTCATGAATCGTGGATCTGTTAGCCCGATTTTCATTGATACATCTGAATATTCTGCATCAATTTCCTTTTCCTCTTTTAAATCCGTTAAATCAGACATTCCAATTCGGAAATAATCTGCTAATGCTCTGATTTTTCCTGTTCCTGGCATTGAATTGCCTTTGCACCACATGTTAAATGTGGAAGGGTTAGTTCCTACTGCTTCGGCAACTTCTTTTTGCTGTTTGCCACTTAATGAAATATACTTGTTGAGATTGTTTGAAAAGATTTTTTTCTGTTCTTCATCTGTCATCATGGTGTTCCTCCTCCTTACATATTGTATTGTACATCATACTAATAAAAAATTCAAGTATAAATTCAAAATAATTGAATTTTAGTGTTGACAATTCAATTAAAATGAATTACAATAAGACCATCAGTTAAGAAAGGAGATGAGCAAATGCCAAAGATTTCATTAGAAGCAGTTCGCGTGAACGCTGGATATAACCAGAAAGAATGGGCTGAAATGTTCGGTATTTCCAATAGTACAGTTGTTAACTGGGAAAAAGGAAAGACAGAACCAACATTATCACAACTTAGAAAAATGAGTGAACTTTCTGGGATTCCTATGGACTTTATTTTTGTGCCCAATAGATTCAATTAAATTGAATTGAAAATTTATTAAGAAAGGAATTGCATGAAAAAATCAAAAATTGAAATTCGTCAAGTAGATGGCGAATGTGGAATATTTACAGAAATCCTTGTGGACGGTCACAAACTCGAAGGGGTAAGAAGCTTTGAGCTGAAACAGGGAGTTGGAGATTCAGAACCTATACTTTCCATTGATCTGAATGCTTTTGATTTATCTACAGATTTGCAAATGTTGCAGGTGAACCAGAAAGGAATTGGAGAAATTGAAGAAATCAAGTTCAAAGATTCACAAAGGATTCTGAAATTCAACATACAAAAAGTAACGCACACGGCAAAAGTTGATAAGAAAATAATAGCCGAATGCGTTACAAGCGGAATTACTTCTGCTGTTCAAAACTCAATTGATGATTAGAAATTATGGAGAGGGAAACACAATGAATGTTGAAAAATATTTATCTGAAAAGCTGTCAAGCCATGAGGGACAGAAATATTTAGAATTTAGAAGAAGAAACGGACAGGAAGCAGACGAACTCTACAAAAAAGTAAAAGATGAAATTGCCGAATGCCATCTGTCCGTTACGGAAGCAAAAGGGTTCTTAGAATTTATGAAGTTGGTTATTGAAGAGCTTTCATATATTCCGGTCAAAGAATGACTTCTGTGGTAATGCTTTTAATATCAAAACCTTCAGAATCAAATACATCTTGAATTTCATTTGCGGTATGAAGCATTGAAAGAATTTCTTTTGAATACGGATGTTCTTTGCCACAGTTTGGACACGAAATTTTATCCGCACTTATTGCTTCATTCAAGTAGTAGCTACAACGACAGTTACAAGAAACTTTTATTTGTAGAAACATTTTAACACCTCCCTTCTGTGAACATTATACCATTCAGAAGGGGAAAATAAAAGAAAACATGGAGGAAAAACAACATGATTAAATTTGATAAAGGCTTAGTTGAAATTTCTGGTAAAGGTATTGATATTCTTGCAGAGTACGCAGTCATTACTTACAGAATCAAAGAGATGTTTATGAAAGATGGTGGAAAAGAGGAAGAAGTAAACGAGCAGCTTAGAGAGGTTTTTGAACGAGGACTTTTGAGTGAAGAAGAGCTTGACAAGAAGTTTATGGAAGCTGTTGGAGAAGCTATGAAAAAGCCTGAATTAGCAGGAATGTTGGTTGGTGCAGCGTATGCAGCATTATTCGGTCAGAATGATAAGGAGGATAAACATGGGAGAAAATAAGAGTACAGATTATATTCCAGAGAATGTCAATGAAGAGTATGCACTTCTGGTTGGAAGATTAAAGGCGTTTGAAGCATGGGCGAATAATGTGAGAGATTATGATTTCACAAAGGATATGGCATTTAGAATGCTTGGGCTTGATGCAGAAAAATCAAAGGAGGAAAAGAAAGAATGAAATGCTTTAAAGGCTTTGACAAAGATTTAAAGTGTAGAGATTTCCAGTATGAAATTGGAAAAGAATACACAGAAGAAAAAGCAGACATTTGTAATTGTGGATTCCATGCTTGCGAATTTCCGATGGATGTATTCGGTTATTATCCTCCTTCAGATTCCAGATATTGTGAAGTTGAGCTTGAAGAGAATGGCCAGAAATCATCTGATGATAGCAAGAGAGTTGGGAAGAAAATTTCCGTGAAAGCAGAAATTGGAATTGCCGGAATTATCAAAGCTGGCGTTGAATACATCAAAGAGCAAGTTAATTGGGAAGATGATAAGGCAACCAATACCGGAGATCGGTCAGCAGCAACCAATACCGGATATCAGTCAGCGGCAACCAATACCGGATATCGGTCAGCAGCAACCAATACCGGAGGTTATTCAGCGGCAACCAATACCGGAAATCGGTCAGCGGCAACCAATACCGGAGATTATTCAGCGGCAACCAATACCGGAGATCGGTCAGCGGCAACCAATACCGGATATCGGTCAGCGGCAACCAATACCGGAGATTATTCAGCGGCAATTGTCGAAGGAAAAGAAAGCATTGCGTTAGCTACAGGAATTGAATCAAAAGCTAAAGGAAAAATCGGATGTTTTATTGTTTTAGCTGAGTGGAAAGAAATTAATAATGAATATCATATTGTAGATGTTAAATCAGCAAAAGTAGATGGAGAAAACATTAAAGAAGATACTTTCTATATGTTGAAAGACGGAAAATTTGTAGAAGTAGATTAAGTTGCCCTGGAAGGTGCGGTAACACCAACCAGGACGGTATCTAACTAAGAACGAGTTAGTTAAATACAGGATTATTATAACACAACCTCCTGTATTTGACAAACAAAAATATAACAGGAGGACTTTTTATGCAAAAAAATGGCGAAAATCAGCCGCTTTCCAGTGAAATCATTGCTGATCTGGAAGAAAAGCTGATGGCAAGAAATGTAATTATCGTTATTCTGGCAACTGCACTTGCAGTAACCACATCCAGAAGAAAGTGAGGACAAAATGAAAGAGGTGGTAAAGACAATAGGAGAAATATTTGTAGGAATAGGGATGTTTACAGTAATCTTCTCAATCACATGGATGCTTACATCATTTGATGTTATCGGGGTGTTATTCATATCAACAGTCTTATTCTCAATAGTGTTTCTTCCTATTATATTAGGAACGGAGGAAAAGTAAATGCAAAGATTAAATAAAGTAAGATTATCCGGCAGAGCCGGGGAAATAGTGTTCAGCCACGAACATTACGGAAGATACTATTACAAATTCATGCTGACAGTTATTCGCAAAAGTGGTGCAGTAGATATGTTTCCAATTGTTATAGAAGATTCCATTGTACGTGACAATGATTATAACGGAAAAGAAGTTGTGGTAACAGGAGCAATCAGAAGCATGGACACTTCTAAAAATCCAAATAAGCACCACAATGCTAATTATATCGCAGCAGACGAAGTGGAAATCCTGGAAGAACAGGTTCCGGATGGTGATATAAACGAAGTAGAGTTTATTGCCAGAAGTTGCACAAGAGAACCTTATGCAAAACTTACACCAGTAACGCATAGGAAAGTTTTAAATTTTTTTGTGGCAATTCCAAGAGATTTTTCAGAAAGAGCCGATTTTATTCGCTGTACTTTATGGGGAAAAGGGGCTGATCTGGCGGTAGACGTTAAAAGAAATGATTACATTAAAGTAACTGGCAGGTTAATGAGCCGTGATGTTTATGTTAATGGGGAAAAAACGGAAAGTGTATATGAGATTTCCGTAAAAGAAATGGAGAAATTGGAGGATGAAGAATAACAAGAATGAAGTTCAGATATTTGGGGTAATAATGGATATTCAGCCAGGAACGTTTTTCAAGGACGGAGAAAAATTCGCAAGATTTTATATTGGTGCAAAACGTACCAGTGGGAACGTAGATTTGCTTCCAGTAATTGTTAAAGAAAAGCAGACGGAAGGTTTAAAGATTGGAAAACATGCTTATGTTGAAGGGAGATACAGTTCTTCAAACAAACATGAAAGTGGAAAGTCACATTTGATTCTTGAAATCAAAGCGGAAACAATCTGGTGTGGAGAAGGTGATGGGAGCACAGAAGGTGAAAACAAAATCATTCTGGAAGGTTATCTTTGCAAACCGCCTGTGTACCGCAGAACACCAAGTGGAAAAGAAATCTGTGATTTAATGATTGCTTGCAACGAATATGACTTGCGAAGAACAGATTATATTCCGTGCTTAGCATGGTTGAAAGAAGCCAGAGAAGCTGCTGATTTCAAGGTTGGAGATTTCGTAAAAATAATCGGAAGAATCCAGAGCCGGATTTATCATAAAAAATTATCTAGTGATGAAGTAGAGATCAGAACCGTATATGAGGTATCAATAGGGAGGATAATCGAGCATGAAAGTGGAAGTGAAAAAAATTTACTTGGAGAATTACAAAAAGTTTCCGAGTAAGTCTGTAGATTTGTTTCCAAGAACAGAGATTTCCGGCAGAAACAGAGAAGGAAAATCCACATTAAAGGACGCATATTTGGATGTTCTGACAGGAAAGATGGCAAATGGTACAGAACCGACTTCTATCCGCAGAAAAGAAAATGGATTGGAAGTGCCAAAGGTTGATGTTGTAAGGGAGCTTACACTTGCGATTGATGGGAAAGAAAAAGTGATCCGCAAAATCACAAAGCAGAAGTGGAGAAAACCAAAAGGACAGTCCGAAGAGGTGTTCGATGGAAATGAAACTTCTTATGAAATTGACGGATTCCCGGCTAAATCAAAGGATTATACCGAGTTCATCCAGTCAATAGCAGAACCTTCAACGCTTCTGATGTGCAGTAACCCAAAACCATTTCTGGACACATTACAGAAGTCAACCGCAGAAGCCAGAAAGGTTCTGGAAAAGATGTCTGGTTTCGATATTGCTCAGTTTATGATCGACAATCCACAGTACGCTCATGTAGAAGAAATTACAAAGGGGCATTCCGTAGAGGATACCTTGAAGAAACTCCGAAAAGAACTGAATGCACAGAAGAAAAAGGTGGATGCCAAAAACACGGAAATTGCATATGAAACCAATCGAAGCGTTGAAGCAGAAGATACTTCCTCCCTAGAATCCAAAAAACAGGAGCTTAATGCGCAGCTTTCCGAACTGGAAGAACAGGAACAGATTCTTGAAGATTCATCAAAAGGCTATGACAGTCTTTCGCATGAAATCCGAGGACTGAAATCTTCCAGGGATGGTCTGGTTAGCAAGGCGAATGAATGGTTAAGAGCCAGACAAAAATTCATTTCTGATACAGTTTCCGAACTTAGGTTAAAAAAATCAGAAAAGGAATCAAGCATTCGTATTATTGGAATGGAACTAGACAACCACATAAGGGAGGCACAACAGGCAAAAGCCGACTTGGATAGAGCCAGACAGGACTATCCAAGAATCAAGGAAATGGAATGGGATGATTCTGAACTGAAAGCTATTGAAGCTGAAACATTCAATGATTCTGATACCATTTGCCCTACCTGTGGACAAGAACTGCCAGAAGAACAGGTTGCCGAATTGAAAGCTTCCTTTGAAGAAAAAAAGAAAGCCAGAATTGAAGCACAGTTGAAAGTAAAAGAATCCTTTGAATCGGAAAAGCAGGAAAAGCTTAAATATGTCTGCGACCTTGGAAATACTTCCGCTGCAAAATTAAAGAAAACTAACGAGGAAATCAACAAATTACAGTCTGAAATCAGTGCGGCACAGGATGAAGTTGCTGAACTCACTAAGCAGATTGAGGAAGAACAGTCCAAATTTACGGAGCTTCCAGAATCTGTAGATATGACAAATGATGAAGAATATCTTGCAGTTACAGTGAGAATTGCAGAACTTGAAGAGAAACTGAAATCATTTGATGATGTTCCTGGAAAGAAACAGGAATTAAGAATGCAGATCAGCAATGTTATGAAACAGATTTCCAATGTGGATGCAGACATTAAGATTGCACAGGCAGCAGTCACAGAGAAAGAAAAGCGAGTAGCCGAACTGAATGAGGAACTGAAAAGCCTTGGACAGGTACAAGCTGATATTGAAAAGAACATTGATACCGTTCTTAACTTCTCAATCCAGAAGAATAAGGCACTGGCAGAGAAAATCAATCCATTTTTCCATCATTTTCAGTTCAGCTTCCTTGATTACACGATTGAGGGGAACCCAGTGGAGACTTGCAAGATGATCTGTAATGGAATCGACTACAACAGCGGATTGAATCATTCCGACAAAATTCTTTGCGAGGTTGATTTACTAAATGGATTACAGGAAATGAATGGGCTGAATCTTCCGCTTTGGATTGATGATTCTGAGAGCATTGACAAAAGCAGGATACCTATGTTAGACAGGCAGATGATTGTGCTAAGAGTGACAGATGGGGATTTGAAAGTAATCTGACAAACAGGAGGGGAAAATGCTAACAGCAACATGGGGAAAACATTTTTTCAAGGCAGATGCTACAAAATGTGCGTCTGAAATCATGGAAATTTGCGATCAGATGGAATCAGCTACACCACAACAGATTCTTGAGAAAGCAAGGGACGAAAGTACAGAATTACATAAGTGCTTTACATGGGATGATTCCATAGCAGCTGAAAAATACAGAATCCAAGAAGCCAGACAGATAGTTTGTCAGTTAAAAATCGTGGAACAGGATATTGACAACAAGCCAAAGCCGACAGCAATTCGAGTGTTTTACAAGACAGATGGGAAAAGCGGATACAAGCCAACACAGCTTATTTTGAAGCAGCCAGATGAATACGAAGCACTTTTAGAGCGTTGCCGGAATGAACTTCTGACAGTGAAGCAGAAATACCAGAATATTTCCGAATACGAAGAAGTTTGGGAATTGATTAATTGAATATAAACGCCGTTACTGTACTGATATGCCTACGGGAGTAGGAATAATAGAACAAGACATGACATTACAAGATAGCATAATACAGAACACCACAGAACAAAATTAAATGTAGAGACTTATTCTTGTGGGATTATGAGTGCAGTAGCGGCGAAATTCCTACGTTGATATGCCTGTAAAACGGGTAACAAAAACATCATACAATACAAAATAGAACTGCTCAAGACAGAACATAATAGCCTACTTTTACAGGTTTATGAGCGTAGGAAACCACAGCATTTATCAGTCTGCATAAGCGGATAGCATAGTACATTAAAAAACAGGAAAACAAAAGACAATATAATAAACTATATCAAAATTATTCTCACTTATGCAGAGCGATGAGTGTTGTGAACACTTACTATAGGACAAAAAATCTTACAACAGGAAATAATAGCACAGAATAATACAACACAGCACTTAATGGATGGGCTGTTTTGTAGGCGGTATAACTGCTAGGAAAGTATATCGAAACATAACACAGTAAATTAGAGCGTAGCACAACACATCAGATTATAGATAATTACACCTAACTTTTATATTGCCTATAAAGCGGCTCATCCAAACAAATTGAATTTTGAATATGTAGCATGAAGATGCTATGCCAAATAAAAACAAAGAACACAGCAAGATAGAAAATTACAGTACAGCACATTCATGTTACATACTGAGCATTCAACTCAACCAGATGTATTTAACTGGCAGTAGAATCTGCCAAGACTAGGAAAGCAAACTACAGTGCAAGCAAAATATAGGATAGCATATTACAGAAAAATACAGGACACTATAAGACATTTTCTATTGTCAGTTAAGCATATCTGAAATTTACGCAAAGATTTAAGCGGATTACTTTCGCAATACACTACAGGATAGCACAGTACAGCATACGAAAATACATAACACAACATTATATTTATATTAAACTATTGTGGATTAATCTGCTTGAATGTTTGCGCAAACAGAAACTATAAAAACTATTAAAAAATCGGAGGAAAAGAATTATGGAAACTAAAAAAGAAGAAAGAATCCAGCTACAGGCAATCAACGTTAAGCACGCAACAATCACAATCATCGGAGACGGAGACTTAGTTCTCAATAAGATGAATGACGTGACCGCAAGAGAACTGATTGATCAGAGAAAAGACAAGGCAAAGAACCTTGAAAAAGCAAATGTATGGGAAGAAATCATTACATCAATTCACTGGTACAATGGAAAGCCTACAGATTTCTCAGAAAAAGGCCTTATTGATGCGCTCACCAACAATGCACCTTGCATTACAGCATTCGGGTTATTGAAATGTTTTTGCGATGCTGTTGTAAGAAATGGGGTTGATACATATAGTACAAAGTTCAAAGCAGGAGTAAATATTATCGCAAAAGGAGGTTTAATACCGATTAAGTTTGCTGAGCATTACATTGACGAAAAACTGATGTCACCAAAGAAAGGAAAACCTGTTCTTGTACATTTAAACAGATTTACCGGATGGTCAGCAGAAATCGAACTTGCATATGTAGATAATATTTATTCCATTGAGCAGATCGTTAATATTATTCAGCTTGCAGGATTTGGATGTGGCATCGGGTCTGGCAGAACAAGCGGTTATGGAAGATTCCACGTAGAGTAAATAAAAAATCGGTGGCATATGAATCCGGGTGAATGCCCGGAAAGCACAACAGGGAAAAATAAAACAGTTAATGAAAGAACAGGAAATTACAATTCAACATAGGACAAATTATTTCATCCTGTTTCATATGCCACTGAGCATATAAATAAAGAAAAGGAGAATTAAAATGGCAGAAAACACACAAGTAGCAACATTTAACACACAGCTTTCCTACTATACAAATCGGTATGTTGATTTAATGGAAAGAGACTTAACTTCAAGAGGAATGGAATTTGATTCCTACTCAAAAGATTGCGTAGTGGCGGCAATGGGATCTATTTTCCAGATGGTACATGAGAGCGGCGTAAGCTTTGAAGCAATCAACGGTTCTAACCTCAAATTTATTCTGAGCAAAGTAGCAGCATTAAAGCTGAACGCAAACGCACAGCCGAGAGAGTGTTATTTCCAGATCAGAAACGTGAATGTAGCAGGAAAAGGGAAACCAGCTCAATGGGAGAAGAAAATTGAATTTGCGATTGAGGGTGATGGAAATGACAGCCTTGTTAGCAGATATGGTGTAAATGTAGAAAAAGTATTCCCGTATTGGAAAGTCAGAGAAGGTGATAAGTATATTCCTCCAAGACATAAAGGTGTAGAAATCACGCCGCCAGAATGGGAAGAATCTGGAATTGGAAAAGTCGTTCGTGTGGTATATCCAATTCAATATAAAGATGGACACATTGAGTATCATTCTTGTGAGAGAGCGGATGTTTTAAAGAATCTTGCGGCACATATCAAGAATAACCTCCAGAATGAAACTTTTGGAATTTGTGCTGACAGATATAAAGCTACAGATGCACAGAAAGCTCAGATTGAAGCAAAAAAGAAAGAAATTATGAAAAAAGTTTCCGAGATTGGAGAATTAGAAGCAATTATTGATTGCGAGGAATTAAGACCATATATCTCACCCTCTTATTACGAAACGCAATCCAAAGAATCTATGCTTATTCGTAAAATGCGGAATAATATCATGAAGTCAATTCCTAAGAAATGGGATAATCCAGTACAGGCTTATGAGTACAATATGCTCGATTCTACCTACAGAGAGGTACAAGAAGAAATCGAACAGAATGCCAATGTAGAAGAATTCATTCCACAGCCAGAAGCAATCGAAGAAAAGCCAAAGCAGCCAACCGTAGCCGAAACCGTAAAAACAACAGAGAAAGAACCAATCCCGGCAGCAGAGCCAGCGGAAACAGAAATTCCGTCATTTATGAGCCAGGAGGAAATGTAGAATGAAAAAGAAATTGATTATTGTGGTAGCAGTAACAGCTTGTGTATCAATCACAGGCTGTACTGCAAGATTTGACAGAGAAGTAAAATCTTTTTCAAGTAATTGGAACGGTGGTCTGAACCGTACCGTAACTGTTTACGATTACAACGGCGGTAAAATCAAGTCCTGGTCTGGAAAGTTTGATGTTTCCGAATCAGAGAATGAAGTTTACTTTGATGATTCTGACGGAAAGAGAGTTATTATCCACGGCGGTATTGTCGTGAATGAGGAAAACTGATATGAGCAGCAGTGTAATTGAAACAATTAAAGAAGTTGTAAGCAATATGAACAGCGGACTTTATGATTTCACGGTAGATGGGAAATGTTCAGAATGCGGTTCGTGTTGTTCAAATTTTATACCGATATCATCCAAGGAAATCAAACAGATTAAGTGGTACATTCGCAAACACCATATCAAGGAATGCAGACATAATTTCACTGCTTCATTAATGGATTTAACCTGTCCGTTTCTGATGGACGATAAGGCAAAAGAGAAATGTTCAATCTACCCTGTTAGACCGGAGATATGCAAATCATTTGTCTGCAATGACCCACAGGGAGCCAGAAAGAACAAAGCTTTAATGCATAAAAAATATAAGCCTGTTGATATGAGAGAAACGTTTTTCGGAGGTGAGTAGGAATGAGATTAGCAAGTCAGAATGGGGAAATTGATGTTCCTTATGAAATCACATCATTAAGCAGAACTGGAAATATCATAAGAGCATATGTGCCAATGGTAGGTGAAAAAGGAACAGTCATGGCTCGTTATTCGACAGATGAAAAAGCCCAAAAAGCTATGAAAGCTTTGCATAAAGTGTATGCAGGAATGTTTTTAGCACAAAACATTGAAATGAGCGATGATGATTACGAAGAATGCATAAAAATGGCTGCAAGAGGTTTCGGAATCATTAAAACCATGGTTAACAGCCCAGATATGAAATTCGAGCCTGCAAACATTGTGTTTCAGTTCCCGGAGAATGATGAAGTATGAAAGAAATAGGAAGAAAGAAAATAAATTGGGATTCCATTGTGACTGTGGAATTATCGCTTAAAGAGCTTCAATTAATAAGGGACGCAATGGTGGCTACAGATTTAAAAGATATGAAAGAATTATGGCGCGGAGCTCCTCCATATCAGCAGGACGATAAAAATATGATTGGAGAAACTGCTTCTTCAATTTTAAATAGCTACAAATAAACAGAAAGCGAGGTGATGAAAAATGTTCATGAGAATAGTAAATACAGGGAGTACACATGGAAACTGCTATGTTTTGAAATCCAACAGCGGAGAAATGCTTCTTCTTGACTGCGGATGCAAATACAAAGACATTCTGAAAGCTATTGATTACAGAACAAGTGATGTTTCTGGCGTGCTTCTAACGCATGAACACGGTGATCACCGTGAATCATTTAAAAATCTGATGAATTTAGGCATTCAGATTTACACCAATGATGAAACCGTGGAACATCTGCAAATCATCACTGGCGAATTGATGAAAGGAGTTCCAGAGAAAAGACCGTTTCGGGTTGGTTCGTTCACTGTAATACCGTTCTATTTGCCGCATACTACAAGGGATAAGGACACAGGGCAACTTATTCAATGTTTCAATTATGGGTATATCGTGGAACATGAAGAAATGGGAAAGCTACTGTACATGACAGACTTTGAGTTTTGCCGATACAATTTCAAAGCAATGCGACTGAACCACTTGGTTATTGAGTGCAACTATTGTAAAGAATTGGTTGACAAAACAGCTGAAAATTACACGCACAGGCTTAAAGGGCATTGCTCCTTAGATACTTGCAAAAGCTTGGTGAATACAAACCATACGGCAGCATTACGGACAGTAACATTGGTGCATTTGAGTAATGAAACAGCTGACCCGGAACAGATTTTGAAAGAGATAAAAGAAGCAGTGGTTTGGGATGATGCCCTGGTGCAGATTGCCAGACCTGGACTTGAAGTTAACTTGGACTTATGTCCGTTTTGAAAGGAGAAATAGATGGTATCAATTGACTTAAAAGATTGGAAAGAAGTAACAAAAGGAATTTATGTAAATCCAATTTCTGCAAATGCAGCTTATGAAATCCATATTAAATACTGGGATATGAAAACAGATATTCTTTCAGCAAATGCAGAACTTTATATTGTAGGAGATTGGCACGAAAAAGATGGAAGAAACATCAGAGAAAGGGAAATACTGCTTGATTTTGCATCTGTTATGGCTTGCCTTGGAAAAGCGATTGAAGATGATAAGGAAAACAATTCGGCTGAATGATTGAAAGGAGAAAATTAATGCCAAAAAAATTTAGAAACTATGTAATTAAAGGACAGAAGCATGTAGACCGAAAAACAGGAAAAACAATTCCTTCACCTAGTGTATGGCGTTCAGTAAAAGATGTGCTTCCAGAAACTCCAACTGATGATACAGCATGTTTGTATTATGTAAAGCTGAAAAACTCTGAAAAAATCATCATGCTTGCATATACTGGAAATGGCGAATGGACTGACACACTAGGAAAAGAATACAAAGGTGTAGAGACATGGCTTGAATATATGCCAAAAGAACATCCAATAGTCGAAAGAAAGACTTTCTTAAATGAAGATATTTTGAAAGCTATTGTTTCTGATTATATGGAAAAAACTGAAGGAGTTACGGTTAATACAAATAATGTATTTTTTAAAGTAGGAAGAAAATCTGTCGGCTATGGAATGAGTGAACATGAGGAATTGGTATTTATTGGATGTGATGTGATAGCTATAGGGGAGGGAAATTGAAAATGAGCGTATTCAGCGTACCAGTAACGATTGGTATTAATGAGGAAGAAATTGCAAAGGAAATCCGTAAAAATGTTGAGGACAGGGTAGTTGAAAAAATTACCAAAGAAATCAAAGAAGTTATTTATAAAAAAGAATTATACGGTAACAGAGAAACCAATGAACCGTTGTGCAGAATGATTCATTCTCATATTAGCGAGATACTAGAAAAGAACGAAAGCGTGATCGTACAGGAAGCGGCAAAAGCCTTGGCAGATAAGATGATTAAAACCAAGGCTGTGAAAGAAGCAATAAAAGAAACTATTGAGAAAGTTAAGGAGGATTAGCTATGGGAAATATGATGAGTTTAAATATCAGTGACGATGTAATAAAAGCAGCAATACAAGAAGAAGTTCACGCCGGAATCGTAAAGGCATTAGGCGACCCATCCGTTATTGTACGTGATGCGATAAAAACAATGACGAATAGGTATGTTAATAAAGAAGGAAAATTTTGCGATAAAGGGAGTTGGAACGCAAAACCATATTTTGACTGGCTTGCAGAAGATATTGTAAAAACCACAGTAAAGGAAGAAATTGAAAAATATGTAAATGAAAACCGTGAGGAATTTGCAGAAGAGATAAGAAAGCAGTTAAAGAGTGTGGATTTTAAAAAGAATATCACCGCATCTTTCTTGCAGGCTATTGTTAAGTGTACAGAATCTGAATGGAAAATGCCAGTAGCAATTTCGTTTGATAGATTAAAGGAGGATGATTATTAATGAAAATCTTCTTAAAAACACTTTACAAACTGAAAAAGTCAGAACCTTCCGAACCGGAATGCAAGTACGACAAAGGTTGGAATGATGCAATCAAGAAAGTTGAAGAACTGATTTGCTCATACAGTTCTGCGGATATGTGGATTCCAACAGAAGTGAAGTTGCCGCCAGAGCCAGATGTGAGAGAAAGCCCAGAAGATAGGATAAAATACAACGTTACCATAAAAGACGCCGAGTTACCAACAAGCCTTACATATTTAGGTGGTGAAAGATGGGGCATGGTAAAAGAACACGGAATTGCATATTACCCAGTCATTGCATGGCAACCAATGCAACCAGTCTACAAACCAGGGAGGTAACACCATTGGAAATCACAATCGGAATCGGCACAGATGAAATTAAAGAAATCATCATGGAGCATATAAAAACAAAAGGATTCAATGTAACAGAAGATGATATTTCCTTTGTTATCGGGAAAGAAGAAACTGTAACAGGAAATACGAATGGGAACTAACGACACTAAGATTGCCAGATACACATTGGCGGTTGAAAGAGAAAAAAGAAAGAACACAGAGCGTAAAGCCGACTTTATACCATGCGTAGCGCTTGGACATAATGCAGAATTTGTTGAAAAATTTCTAAGAAAAGGCATGAAAATTAATATTAGAGGGAAATGGCAGACTGGAAGTTATACGAACCAAAATGGTGAAAAAATATACACAAATGACTGTTTTGTGGATTCACATGATTTTGCAGAAAACAAAGGTCAGACAGAGAATCCACAGAAAACAGACACACGACCAGTACCGCCGCCAGAACCTAGTTTCATGGATGCACCGGATTTAGGCAGTATGGAAGATGAATTTCCGTTTAGTTAGGAGTGATTAAATGGTACAAACAGGACAGATTATTTATTTTAGCAATCAGAAAATGATGTGCTTTGATGTTGAATCTATTGAGGATATTACTGAACCGCCAGAACAAATAGAAACTACATCGGTTTATGGCGAGACAAGAACGTATGCGCCGGCAATAATGAATCCAACAACTCTTTACGTTACTGGAAAGGAAATTGTAAAACTTGATCCAACAACCATGAAACGCATTGCCAGATATAATCTTGAAGAAGAGAATAAATCTCTTTTAGAAGAAATCGCAGAAAGAAAAAAGGTTATTGATGATCTCGAACAGAAAGAACAGGTTTTGCGTGACAGGTTCAAAAAAGCAATATCTATTTTCAAAGAAATTATGGAAAATGGTTACTGTGAAGATGATGACGAAGATGAGTATGAGAGTGAATGGGAGTGATTCCGGGTGGATTATAAAAAGCTTAGACAGGCAAAAGCCATTGAAGCAACGAACCGAAAAAGACTTATGAAGATTAATCCGAAGCTTGACGATGGGAGCGGAATATATTTTCTAACCAGAACTGACGAAAACGAAATCCCATACTTTTATATAGGTCAGGCAGTACATATAATTCAGAGGATGTGTTCACACCTTACTGGGTATCAGCACATAGACCTCTCAATTAAGAAAAGAGGATTTTATAGCGAAGAAAATCCTTTTGGGTGGAAAATAAATTTTATCCATTATCCTGTCGAGCAGCTTGATAAAATGGAACAATACTGGATATTAGAGTATACCAAAAAAGGATATCAATGCAGATATAATAAAACCTCTGGGAGCCAAGGGGAAGGGAAAGAAAAAATCAATGAATTTCGTCCGGCAAAAGGATATAGACAAGGAATCCAACAGGGGAAAATAACCCTTGCAAGAGAACTAAAACACATCATTGATACTCACTTAAACGTATCAATCAGACCAGAAAAAGTAAATAACAAAGTATCTATTAATGCGTTGGAAAAATTCAACGACTTACTCAACGAAGAAAACTATCACTGATTCTAACACACCAGTAGTTCTACTGGCTAAATTCCAAAGATAAAAAATAAAAAATGAAAGGAGCTTGCCTTCAGCTGACGTAAGGGTGCACCGGGCTTCTTTTGAGGATGATAAATGACGGTTTTTACTGTATGGATTGTTTCGATGGCTTTAAATTGATTGATGACGAATCAATAGACATGATTTTAACCGACCTTCCATATGGACAAACAGCAAGAAATAAATGGGATTCGGTTATTCCGTTTGAGCCATTATGGAAACAGTATAAAAGAATTATTAAAGAGCATGGTGCCATTATATTATTTGCAAACGGAATGTTTACTGCAGATTTAATGCAAAGTAATCGTGATATGTGGCGATATAACTTGATATGGCAGAAAACACAACCTACAGGATTTTTGAATGCTAACAAAATGCCTCTTCGGTCACATGAAGATATTTGTGTTTTTTATAAAAAACTTCCTACTTATAATCCACATAAAACAACTGGAAACAAAAGAAAAATAAGTAAAGTGGAACATAAGGTTAAATGCAAAGAAACAACAAACTATGGGAAATACAGATTAACTTCTTATGACAGTACAGAGCGTTTCCCAACATCTGTGTGGACTTTTGCAAAAGACAGTCAAAAATGCGCGCTACATCCAACACAAAAACCGTTATCGCTTATGGAATTGTTAATCAAAACATACACAAATCCAGGTGATTTAGTCTTGGATAATTGCGCCGGTTCCTGTAGCACAGGAGTTGCCTGCAGAACTACAGGTAGAAGATTCTTAGGTTTTGAGAAAGAAGAAAAATATTTTCATATTGGGAGCGAACGGTTAAAAGAGGTGGAATGAATGAAATTAAAATGTGAATTATATCGTGATTCTATGCAGAATTATAAGAAATATGCAATTCCAAGAGCGCAACTTGTAATTGCGGATGTTCCTTATAACGTTGGTAATAATTTTTACGGAAGTAACCCGATGTGGTACAAAGGGGGGAACAATAAGAACGGCGAAAGCAAATTAGCCGGGAAAGCTGCCTTTAACTCTGACTTCAATTTCAATTTATATGAATACTTCCATTTTTGTTCAAAAATGTTGAAGAAGGAGCCTAAAAAGGCAGTGGTAAGAGGAAGAAGTTCAGACGCACCATGCATGATCGTGTTTTGTTCGTTTGAGCAAATTCAAACTCTGATCAATGCAGCGGCGAAACATGGTTTTATTCATTATATACCGCTTGTGTTTATTAAAAACTATAGCCCACAGGTATTGAAAGCCAACATGCGTGTGGTAGGTGCTACGGAATATGCACTTGTATTCTACAGAGATAAACTTCCAAAATTCAGAAATGGAGCGCAGACGGATGAAAACGGAAAGACTATTCGTGGAACTGGAAAGATGGTTTTTAACTGGTTCCAGTGGGAAAAAGACGGAAAGGACATTCCGAAAATTCATCCAGCGCAGAAACCAGTAACAGTTCTAAAACGGCTGATTGAAATATTTACTGACCCTGGGGATGTGGTAATTGACCCGTGTTGTGGAAGTGGTAGCACATTGAGAGCCGCCATGGAGCTTGGCAGAAGTGCATACGGATTTGAAATTGACAGGAACTTTTATAGCAGAGCAAAAAACGAAATGCTTGTTTTTGAAAACGATAGTCAAATGAGCATAGAAGATTTTATATAAGGAGCGTGATTAAATGTCAGAAAACACAAACGAATGCGTAATTGAATGGATTCCCGGAAGAGATTATGTAGGGCTTACTGCTAAGAATGGGAGTACCTGGAAGAACAGATGTGAGGAATTAGAAAAGAAATTTCCAGATGATGTGAAAATTCTTGCCAGAAATAACGATGGATCTATTTTCGCTCACTTGCCGTATTCCTACATTAAAATCAATCCACCAAGAAAATATTCCGATGAAGCGAAAGAGAAGGCTGCGGAAAGATTAAATAAAATGCGTGCAGAAAAAAAGTAATACTGCGGAAGAAGATCCGTTTTGCCTATGAATTACCGTCAGAGAAAATATAATGAGGGACAATCTGCCAGAAACGATATTTACAGTTTTCTTGTCAAGTATTTTGAGAAACACGGATATATGCCTTCTTATGAAGAAATTATGAATGGAACAGACCTTACAAAGTGTACCGTCCAGAGACATATGCGGCAATTGGAGATGGATTCTCTGATTGCCACAGAACATCCGGGAGTATCGAGAGCGTACCGTTTGACGGAATACAGATACGAAAGGAAAAAATGGGAAGCAAATTAAAGATGAAAGCGCCAAAGAAAAATAGGGTGTTGGAATGCGATAATCAAATGTCACAGGCATTCGCCAGAGCAATGCAGAATTCAAGGAAAGAACTTGAATTTATGCAAGATCAAGCTTACAACGATGGATTCAGCACTGGTGATGACTGGGCGAATACAATTAACACGGTAACAACCATGTTGGCATTACGGAAATTGCATGGCTTTTCCACTAAAAGACTTTTGGACGTGATTAATTGTGCAAATGAGTTTGTAGGTCAAGCGAACCGTGGAGAAAGAAGTTTTATGAGCATGGTTGAAGAGTTGGAATCTGAAACAGATGTACGGATTCCAGATTTGAATAAAGAATTGGTCAGAAGATTTGGAGCGTAAGTGAGGATGAAAATGGAGAAATTAAAACCTTGTCAGTTTTGCGGAGGAAAAGCAGAAATGCTGATTAGCGAATATGAAGATTCGAGAAAAGAATATCTTGTAGCTTGCACAGAATGCGATGGAATGGTTGAACGCTGGAGAGAAACAGAGGAAGAAGCTGTAGCACAGTGGAACAGGAGGGTAAATAATGAGTGAAATTAAATTCAGCGACGGAATGCCGGTAAGAGAAAGGCGTTCCAGCACAAGCATTTATCCAGAAGAATTGTTGGATAAAAAATGCGGTGGCTGTGTGAGATGCCAGTCAAGAAAAAGAAAGGGCGAAACGGGCTATCGTTGCACGACGCAGCCGTACACCAAAGACATTTCACCAGAAGATAAAGCCTGTGTTATTTACTGGGACAAAGAAGAGGAAGAGAAGTACAAAGCGTTAAGGGTACAGGACGAAGAGGACCGCAGAAAAGAGCTCTGGAATATCTATTCAAAGCGAGAACCGATCAAACTCCCTATCGTAAATGATGGTTACGGAATGATTCCGGAATGTCCTATTTGTGGAGAAATGCCATATAGCACTGAACAGTGTCACTGGTGCGGTCAGAGGTTTATTCAAGACGAAGAAGTGAAAGAATATGCAAAACCGCTGACAAAAGAGGTAACTTGCTTTTCATGCGGCAGAAAGGTAATAGCAAATGTAAGCAAGTATAATGGACACATTAGTTATCATTGTCAGTGCGGAACGAATTTCATCGAATAAGGAGAGTAAAATGAGCTATTGTGACGGAACCTGTAAATATCTGAATACAAGAAAACACAAATGCGAATTGACAGGAGAAAAACTCACATACATGAAATGGAGTTGTGGAATCAAGTATTCAGTGCATGAACACAGAGGATTCTGCGAGAAAGATAAGGAGGACACAAAATGTTAATCAGAAGTCAGGATAAAACAGCGCTGGTAAAGTTTGAAAACATTGTAGTTAATCTAAAACTCCCAGATTCATTGAATGTTATATGTTGGAGTTTGCAGGATGCACAGAGAAGTGGAGGATATTTTATTTTAGGAGAATATTCCACCAAAGCAAAAGCCATGAAAGTACTGGATATGATCCAGGAAGCATACGGAGATTCGGAATACACAAAATATGTAATTCCAGAAGTATGTAGGATATTAAGTATGAAGCCAAAAACGGAAGAAAACAAAGCACATGCTGGAGAACTTGGAGAAATGCTCAAAAAAGAAATGACGTTCCAGATGCCAGAAGATTGGAGCGTGGAAGTATGAAGTACAGAAAGAAACCAGTTATAATTGATGCACTTCAGTGGACTGGTAAAAATAAGAGAGAAATGTTCGATTTTCTGGAGGACTATCAGTGTACAGACCAGTACATGTCGGAAGAAGGTAAGAATATCTATATTGACCATTGGAAGGTTCCAGGCGGTCTGGTTATTAAGACACTTGAGGGCGAACATCTGGCGAATATTGGTGATTATATCATCCGCGGTGTTCACGGCGAATTTTATCCGTGTAAACCAGATATATTCAGAGAAACTTATGAGGAGGTGGAAGAATGAGAAGAGTACGGTTCAGATTAGAACAATACAAAGATGAGATAGAAAAGAAATCACAGTATAAGCATGGACTTCCAGGGAGTGCGCTGGATATCGTGAATACTCTTCTGAATGATCTGGAACAGGACGAGAAAGAAAATGGTTGGATTCCGGTAAAATATCATCAGATATCAGAAAAAGAACGTGAAGAAGAATCCATCTTAAAAAATATACAGTATATGCTTGACTGCAAAATGCCAGATGACGGACAAGAAATATTGGTTACTAATGGAGAAACAACATGGCAGGATACAAGCTTCATTGATTGTGACGGATATTATCTTGATAGCAATTATGATTGGATTGAGATTACGGCATGGCAACCGCTTCCAGAACCATATAAGGAGGACTAAGAAATGCGGTTAATTGACGCAGATAAATTAAAAAAAGACATACTGCTTCAAAATATCTTAGGAGAACCAATACAGAAGATTATATACATATATATACATATTGTGGACAAGCAACCGACAGTTTTTGATGTGGAAAAGGTTGTTTTAAAGTGGCTGAAAAACTTGCCACCTATGAAGACTTAGAAGAACGTCTACATAAAATATTTGGAGAAGAATCTATATTTTCTCTTGCTGATGTAATTGATACTCTGGAAATGGAACTTTCTGAACCGGATAAGAAACATCCCGTAAACGCAAGAATTTTGACTTACGAAGAAGCAAATAAATGGCAAGAATATAAAGACTTAGAAGAACAGGGCTTGCTTGTGAGATTGCCATTTAAATTATGCCGTTTGAAAAAAATATATTATTTTGTCGAAATTGATATCGAGAAAGATATAATGCCAGAGGATATTATATGCGAAGCTATTGCGGAAGAATTTATTATTGATCGTTACGACATTGTAATTAAATGTATTACTGGCGTATGGAGCGATTATGAGTATTTGCTGGCAAAAAATATGGGAAAATCGGTATTCCTTACTCGTGAAGAAGCTGAGAAGAAGTTGGAGGAGATGAAAACTAATGGCTAACAAAATGGAAAAAGCAAGTATTCATGTTGAAGATGAAAAGGAAATTGTAACGGAATTAGAACAGATTTTTAGAATTGTAGATGACAAGCCGTATTTTGAATTAAAATATAAGAAAGTTGGTGAGGATTATTACCATGTAGGATATAGTTCATTTGATTTTCATAATGTTCTGAAATGGAAAGAAGAATATTTTGAATTGGTAAAGGAGAATTATAAAGAAACAATCAAAAAATTAAGATACCCAGAACTTCCAGACGGATTAGTTATGGTTGATTTAGAAACTAGACAAAAAGCTATTAAAGCACTTGAAAAGCAGATTCCGAAGAAAGTAGACAGATTAAGTGAAATGTACATGGACTTCGGGATAAGTAAAAAAATAAAAGTTGGTGCTTACGGAGATTGCCCTATATGCCACAACTCACTGTTCAGTAGAGTTGATTATTGCAATAAATGTGGGCAGAGATTGGATTGGAGTAAATAAGATGGAATATAACATTAATGTAAAAATTATTGCCGAAAGCATTCAGCACTACGGAAAAAACAATCAAAGCACGGTCTGCATGGAAGAATGTGCCGAACTTATCCAGGCAATCAGTAAGGCAAAACGTGGAAAAATCAACCGTGATAACATGATAGAAGAAATTGCAGATGTGTTGATCTGCATCGAAATGTTAAAGCAAATGTACATGATTTCCGATGAAAAAATCAATAAGTGGATTGAGAAGAAACAGGCGAGAGAGGTAAAAAGAATTAGTCAAAAAGAATTATTATAGCTGCATCGTCAAAACAATTGTATGGATTTTAGCCGCTGTTACTGTGTCTATTAGAATTTATTACATTGAAAACGCATTGTGCTTATGTGCATTTTGGATTCTATTTATAGTCTGTTCATACTATCAAAAATAACAATCTGGAGGCGAAAATATGAAAATTCCAAAAAGGCGAAAATTATCAAAAGAAGAGCGCATGAAAGTATATGAAAAATGCAAAGGGTATTGCGCTTACTGTGGTTGCGCATTGGAATATAAAGATATGCAAGTAGACCACGTAAATCCTATACGTTGTGGCGGAGAGGACGATATTTCCAATATGCTTCCTGCGTGTCGCTCTTGCAATCATTACAAATCAGCTTTAAAACCAGAAGAATTTAGAAAATATCTTTCTGGGATTCCAAAAAGACTTATGAGGGATAGCATTCCGTTTCAAGTAGGAGAAAGGTTTGGAATTGTTAGAATTGTTACAGATGATGTGACTTTTTATTATGAAAAAATCAAAAATAAAAATAGAAATAGGGAGGATTAATCATGAATAAGAAAGAAATCACAGAGATCAAGAAGCAGTTTACACCAGCCAATTGCGCAATCACACGCATTTGTGGTTGCTATGTGGATGCAGAAAAAAATAAGAAAACCAAAATTAAAGAAGCATTCCTGTCTCTTCCAGAGGAAGAAATGTTTAAGTATTTTGACATTTTCAAGAAAACCATGTCTGGCAGACTTGGAAAGAACCTTATGAACCTTGAATTCCCATTAGCACAGGAAAAAGAGGGCGGAACACAGGAATTTCTTATGCGGATTAGAGCAAGTAAGCTTAAAGATGATGAGCTTTTGGACGAGTTCTACGATAAAGTAATTGAAAACTATGACTATCCAGAAAATTACTACATAGTTCTCATTCATGCAGTATATGACATTCCCGGAAAAACTTCTGATGGAACCGAAATGCACGATGCCTCAGAAGAAATTTATGAACACATTCTGTGCAGCATTTGTCCAGTAAATCTTTCAAAGGCTGGGCTTAGCTATGATGTGGCTGAAAATAACATCAAAGACAGAATTCGTGATTGGGTAGTCTCAAGACCAGAAACAGGATTCTTATTCCCTGTATTCAATGACAGAAGCACTGATATTCACGGAACCTTATATTTCAACAAAAACATAAAGAATATTCATCCAGACTTCATCGAAAATGTTCTTGGCACACAAATTCCACGTATACCAGGAAATGAGATGAATGTCTTTTCGGATTTCATCATGGATAATTTTGAGGGATGCACAACATTCGATTTTACCGAAAGTCTGGTTGAATCTTTGCAGGAAGTAAGAGAACAGAAGAAAGACAGCCCGGAGATGATAACTGTATCATGTGAAGAAATGGAACAGATTTTTGGATATTGCGGAGTTCCAGACGAGAAATTGTCGGATTTCAAAGAAAACTGGGAAATGTATTTCAGCAATGAGCCTGTTGCCCTTGATAATATCCATAATTCAAAAACTGCAAAAATTGTAACGCCAGATGCAACAATCTGCATCCAGCCAGATAAAATTGCTCTGATTGAATTGAAAGAAATAAACGGCGTTCCATCTCTTGTAATTCCGGTAAATGGAGAGCTGAAAATCAATGGAATTGAAGTTGAATTGAGATAAACACTTTTGAAAAATCCAGGAATTGGAGGAGGCAATTACATTAATGGCTAAAGTAAGCTGGATTAAAATAGAGATTGAAATGTTTAGTAACCGAAAAATTAAGCAAATAAGGAAAATGCCAGAGGGAAACAATATTGTTCTTATTTGGGTAATGCTTTTGACAATGGCTGGCAGATGCAATTCAAACGGAATTATTTTCCTCACTGAAAATATTCCATACACAACAAAAATGCTTGCAGATGAATTGGATTTTGAGGAAAGCATTATTCAATTAGCACTAACAGTTCTGGAAAAGTTCGGGATGATTACCAGAGATTCTGAATTACTTTCTATTCCCGGCTGGGAAGAGCATCAAAGTGCAGACGAATTGGAGAAAATACGAGATCAAAACAGAAAAAGGGTCGCAGAATATCGTGAACGTCAAAAAAATAAGGCCGCATTGCTTTGCAAGAAAGACGATGTAACGTTACAGAAACGTTACAGTAACATTACTGTAACGGAACAGAATAAGAATAAAGATAAAGATTTAGAATTAGATTTAGATACAGAATTAGATAAAGATAAAGAAAAAGATATAAATGATTTAATAGTATCTAAAGATACTATTCGTCAGACTGACGTCCAACGAACCATTGATGAATGGAATACTCTGGAAGAATTCGGTATTACTCCTGTAAAAAGAATGACACCAAAACGAGAACAGGCAGTAAAAGCTAGAATCCGTCAGAACTGTGTTGAAGATATTCTGGAAGCGATTGAAAATATTCGACGCAGCACATTCCTACAAGGGCAAAATAAAAATGGCTGGATGGTTACGTTTGACTGGTTCTTAAAGCCTGGAAATTTCGCAAAAGTATTTGAAGGGCAATACGCAGACAAGTCTACGAATAGACCGTGCAGCTACATGGAGAAAATTCAAAACAGGGTAAGCGAGGTGGATAATTGGGTATGACAAGAGAAGAATGGGCGGTACTCGTAAAAGCAATGAAAGCTGTGTACACTTCTCCATCATTTCTGCCAGATCAATATGCTTTTGATACTTGGTATGGACTTTTGAAAGACCTAGATTACAAGCTTTTAAGTTTTGGATTAAAGAAATATATGCAGACTGAATGGAAAGAGCCATCAATAGCCGCATTAAGGCAATGCGCACAAAACATTGCGCCGCAGAAGGAAGAGTTGAACGAAACAGAAGCATGGGAAAAGGTATGCAAAGCTATTCAGAACTCTACATATAATGCAGAAGCAGAGTTTGATAAGCTTCCAAAAATCATTCAGAAAGCAGTATCAAGCCCGGCACAACTTAGAGAATGGGCGGTATCTGAAAATGTGGATGGTACATGGTGGAGTGTGGTTCAATCAAATTTCCAAAGGACATACCGGGCAGAAGTGCAAAGAGAACAAGAACGAAGAAAACTAAGTCCAGACCTTTTAAAAATTATAGATACTGCCAGATTGGGAGGTGCGGGAAATTGCCAGATAGAAAACCATGGAGAGAATTAAAAAGCACTGAAATTATAGGCTTAAAGCGGAGACAATGCTCGAAATGCGACTATTACAGCAAGAGCGAAAATGCATGGAGTACAAATGCAACCTGTGATTATATCTTGATTGAAGAACATAGTAGAGGATGTGATCCGAGGGATTGTGTTAAAAATGGTATCTTCAAGAAGAAAGCGAGAGGAAAATCAAGAGTAAAGCGAGTGATTCTATGAGGAAGATAAGCGAAATGTATAAGCAATCTGGCGGTACAGTTTATCAGCATACCTGTTCTGATTGCAGATTCTTCTATGGTGGCAAATTTCCAAGGTGCTTGCAATACGAACTGGAAATTGATTGGAATCCAGATTATATAGCTTGCAAATTTTACAATCTGGAAGAATCTCAGATTGATGGACAGGTCAATATATTTGATTTGTTGTAAAACGTGATAATTGTGTACTTAAAATAGCAAAGAATCGTTCAAAAGAGAATAATTGTAGAAATTATAGGGCATACAAAAGATAAAGAAAAACAGCGCTTAAAACGAGATAATTATATGGAGGGACAATTAATGGAAAAAGCTATATTGTATGCCATAAACGAAAGAATGTTCTCACTTGGTCTGATAGATGAGAAAACAAGAGATAAAATTAAAGCTGAAATCAGCATTAGAAAGTAACGACAATGTATTGAGTGGATTTATATGAGGTGTTATACTTTATATGATTCCACTCCCTGTTTATTAAGGGAGAAATGCACTATGAATATTTATTATGTCAGAGAAAAATTAAGAAATTGCTCTATTTACGACATTGAACTAAATGTTGCTTATTATGCCAGGGTTTCTACTGAAAAAGTTGAACAGCAAGCATCTATTAAGCACCAGGAGGAACATTTTGAAGAGCTGATACATTCTAACAACAGATGGAAGTTTGCAGGTTCTTACATTGATGATGGTATTTCTGGAATGCATGCGGATAAAAGAGAAGAATTTCAAAGAATGCTCAGAGATGCAAAGCTTGGAAAAATTGATATGATTATAACAAAAGAAATTTCAAGATTTGCACGAAACACTCTTGATAGTATCCAATATACCAGAGAATTGCTATCTTATGGCGTATGCGTTTGGTTCCAAAATGATGGAATTAACACTATTGATGATGATAGTGAGTTTCGACTTACTATTATGGCCGGGGTAGCACAGGACGAAATCCGAAAACTTTCTTCAAGAGTAAAGTTTGGACACGCACAGTCGATCAAAAACGGTGTTGTTCTCGGACACAGAATGTATGGATACTCAAATAATCAAGGAAAGCTTGAACTAATCCCAGAAGAAGCAGACATGGTTCGAATGATTTTTGAAGATTACGCTTCCGGAATATCTACTCCAAGAATTGAAAAAAAACTATGGGATATGGGATACAGAAGTTTAAAAGGTGGGAAAATCAACCGGGATGTCATAAAAAATATTATTCGGAATCCAAAATACAAAGGATACTATTGTGGAGGAAAAGTAAAGGTTGTCGATATGTTCACCAAGAAACAAGAATTTCTTCCACAGTCAGAATGGATAATGTTTAAGGATGATGGTTCCAGAGTACCGCAGATCATTGATGAAACTACCTGGGAAAAGGCAAACGCATATTTAAGAGAGCGTGGAGAAGCTATAAAATCAAGAAGAACCTCTTTTAAAAACGAAAATATTTTCACCGGAAAACTTTTCTGCGCAAATGACGGAGCTCCATACTGGATGAAGCAACATTATATCAGAGGGAAAGAAGACGTTCGATGGGTATGCAGTTATAAGATAAAAAACGGAGCAGCTTCATGTGATTCATTCGGACTGGCAGAATCAGAATTGAAAGAAGTAATTGCAGATTTGATTAATGAATCTTCTGAAAATATTGATAATATTTTGAAAGAATATTTTGAAATCTTACAGTCTACGATAAAAAACATCCCAGACAACAAAAGTGAAATATCGCGACTTGAAAAACAGATTGAAACATTAAAACAGAAACGTGAAAAAATACTGGAATACAATTTGGATGGCAAAATATCTGATGATGAATTTATTTCAAGAAATAAAGAATATGTAAAACAGATAAAACAGACAGAAAGCCATATTCGAGAACTACAAAATATTAAAAGTCCAGAGCCAGTAGAAATACAATTAAGTGCTATTAAAGAACAGTTAGAAAAGTTCAAAGGCGTTACTCCAAAAGACATTAACAGGCAGATTGTCAATGAACTTTTTGAAAAAATTACCGTGGAACCGTTGGCGGCTACATGTGCAACACTGACATTTCAATTAAGGTCTGGAAGCCTTGAAAAATGGGGGTTTCCCTTGCGCTGTTCTGACGATATGATTTTAACTCTACATTCAGAACAACACAAGATATTTAGTAGGAAAACTTGCATTAAGACACAAGATATGGTATTTTTCAAATATAAGTACCTTTTAGCACTATAAGAGAAAAAAATGGGAGTGGAATCAATGATACATACAGCTTATGACGTAATGAAAGAGTTTTTAATCACGGATGCAGACCTTGATGGTAAGTACGGAATACCGAAAATTCCAAAGACTTTTATCCATCCAGGCAAAGATACTGTAGACTTTGCGGAGAGCTTCAGCCGGAAGATTAAGAACCACCGGGAACTGGATGTAAACTTCTACGTGGATGATGTACAGTTTCAAAGATTATGGAATCAGCCAGACAAGTATATGGGGCATTTAAAATGTTTTCATGCAGTCATTATGCCGGATTTTAGCATATCGGTAGGCAAGAATGGAATGCCACTGGTAATGTGCCTGTGGAATAAATACCGCAATCATGCACTGGCACACTACATGATCTTGAATGATATTCCAGTAATTCCGAACGTAAACATACTGCCAGAATACTGTTGGGACTGGTGCTTTGATGGGCTACCAGAGGGAAGCACAGTTGCCTGTTGCACAAATGGAAGAGTAAAGAGCAAGGCAGCACGGTTGGAGTTTTGCGTTGGTTACAAGGAAATGGAACGCAGATTGAAGCCACTGCGAGTTATCATTGTTGGAAGAATCCCGGAAGAACTGGAAACAGACACGGAAATTATAAACTTTGAAACCAGGAATCAGAAGATTAATAAGGAGAGTATGAATGGGAACAACGACTGATAATTACCAAAGAAAGAAGAAACTTTCCAAGTCCCAGACTAAGCGGACGGAACGATTGGAGAAATCTTCCAAGAGAAGATACGGAACCAGGAAGAAAGAGGGATTGAATAAATTGTGATTTTTTCACTACTCACGACTTTACGCTATGAAATTATTTGTGCAAAATTAATTTTTTAATGAGAACCAGAATTTCAAGTCAATTTTGGTTCTCATTTTTTATTCTGGAAATTCCCCACTTTTTATCACATACCCCAAATAACACATCCGGGATTTTTACAGTTAGTTGCAACTATAAAGAAATTCCAGAAATATTCCAGAAACCCGTAAAACGTCATCATAGCACTACTTAAAAGTTGCATAATACGTTTGATAAATACCCCAAAAATCTTTTTAAAACCGTTTATCCTAGACTTAATTGCCCAACAAATTAAAGCGGCTTAAAATGGCAAATACGGCGTTGCACAGGTATGATATATTACCTTGTTACATTTCTAGCGATTTTTACCATGATAGATACGGCGGATCACCGCAGAACCTGGACAGACCGCGCCCATGAACGGACATAATACGCCCATTGACAAGGTACACAAATAAAGCATAGCTGCACATGGCTATACAAGGTTATTATACACCTATAGCCGCAGACAGTCAATAAACGATGCAAGGCGCTAAAAAGCGTTTTAAAGGCTCATAAGCGGTTTAAAATGCAAATGCTGCATAAATCCCCATTAAAAGCACAAAAAGCCATTTACGGCTAAAATAGCGCGTTAATTGATTGACTTATGGTATTAACTTTACAAGGTGCATCTGGCAGAATGCCAAAAAACCGCTTGCACGCCGTGAACGTGCCGCCGGACTGGAAACCGGGAAGCGGTGAAAAAATCATTCGTTTATAACAATGTTGAAATCATCATCAATATAACCAATAAATTTTATATTATCCTGGTTATATTCGTTTTTATATGTTTTATATATGCGTACATGCTTAAAATTTCCATCATACCAAACATCTAAGCCCATAGCATGTATTTTTTCATTTACTTCAAGTTGCTTTCTTACATTTTCCTTAAAAGTTGAATTTTTCATGCTTTTATCTTTCTTCCCTTCACCCTGGGAGCCAGGATATAAAAAGACGCGCCCTTATTATTTTAAAGTCATTTTTGTAACAGCCGGAAGACTGCGGAAAAATTCCAGGCGGTCGTAATCATCGTTAATTTTAAATTGTTTGTCACTTGTGGGGATGATCTCGCCGCCGATAAGCTCCATACAGGAGAGTTGCAAACAGTTCTCTTTTTTTGTTGATCTGTGCAGCGCATATCGCATCACAGACTTTTTACCATCCCGACGCTTTACCGGGGACATATCCCAATAAGCTAATTTAATAACGCCGGCAGCAACAGACACAAAAATTTCTATTGCTTCTTTTCTGGCTTTTTCTTCGATTGTATCAACTGTGGAAAAGTCGCCGCTTTTTATGGCGGCGATAGTCTGCTTTGGTGTTGGTTTTATAATCTTATTTGTCATTTTTATAACCATCCGTAAATTTTACTATGTGTTACAAATGCAGGCTTTTGCGTGTAATCAGTCCAGACAACGCACCCTTTGCTATTTTTACATAAATATGACCCGTTGTTGCTTGCCTTTAACACATGCAATATTTTTTTGTTAACCTTTATAATATCGTGTTCTCCTATTGCTTTCATTTTAAAACCCTCCATAAGTTTTATTTTTCTTATAACACTTATTCCAAAAATCAATGACTTTTTCCGCTTCTTTTTTTGTGCTGCAAATATTTGCGGAAGTAATACCGGGGATTTGCAAGGAAAAAATAAGGTTGTCAGATTCAGCAACCCGAAGAACAGAAGCAAGGTTTTTATTGTTTGTGCGTGTTGAAATTGCTATGTAATGATATTTCATGTTTTAGACCTCCACATTATTTTTCCCATTTATTACGTTCAATATCTTTTTTGAAAAAAGCATTCGGATTTTCTTTTTTTAATTGCTCAAAATGTAATAACGCTTGTTTTCGCTCAATTCCAGAATATTTTATAAAATTTGTCAATTCCTCGTGACCGTCATTTAAATTAACATCATAAAAATTTATATAGTAAATAACGTTTTTTCTATAGAGCTTTTCCCTTTTTAATTCTATCTTCTTTTTCATGGGAGAAGTTAAAATATAATTATAGCGTTTTGATAATTCTATTTGATAAGATTTTAATTCTAATAACATTTCTTCTAATTCTTCAATAGTTCCTTTTGCATGACTAAATCTATCTAAAATTTCTTTTTCACTGTGTAAGTTTTCCGGGTGTTGTTCGTAAATATGTATTGTTTTATTACTCATTTCTTTCTGTACATATCCGTAACGAGTAAAAAGCTTTTCAAATAATCTTTCTTGTGATCGTTCACAGGTGCCGTATTTTTGACACCTGCAACAATTGATTTTACATTCTATCATGCGATTTTTACCTCTTTCAAAATTTCGGTAGGATCATCTTTAAAAATAAAACTGTGTGTGAATCTCGAATAATATCCGCCTAACTTTTTAATCTGGCTATTTAATTCTTTGTAGCTTTCTCTGCTGAGGGTATCAAGCCATTTTACAAGATAAATCTTTTCGCCTGTTTTTGTATGCTGGCTTTCTTCCACTGTATAAGCTTTTCCGCTTGTTTCAATTTCTGCGGAGTTTGATTCTTCTTTATTTTCTTTTGCTGCCGTGGCTGTATTCTGCTTTTTAATTCTGGCGACTTTTGGAACATATTTACAGTTGCTAAAATCAACTTTTCCATCATAGAAATTAACATCAAAATAATCCGTCATGCTGTCGCTATCATCGTAATTATAAGAAGCAATAAAGGCGTTTACATCATCAACAACGCTTTTAAAATATTCAGTTTGTACCCCGAAAAATGATTTGTTTTCCTCAAAAACAACTTTTTCATAGCATTTCAATAGATCGTCATCTGTCCAGCTGTCAAGTGTAAAAATATTATTTCTACTTAATTTTCTCCACATCTCGTTTACTTCTTCCGACATGGTTTTGTATCTCTGAGTTTTTCCGTCCTTATCTGTATACGTGTTTTCTGTATAATAGTTTTCTTTAAGTTCCGCAGCGGTTTTATACATCCGTTCCGGGAATTCCAGCAAATCAACGCTTAATGACTGGCACATACTTGCGTAATGGGTGCGAATGCTAAATTTGCAAGTTGGGTATTTTTCTTTTACATAGGCTCTTACAATTTTAGCAATCTCTTTTAATGACAAATTAACATCGTATCTCGACCCCTCCCAGCCGTAAGCACTGTAGAAATGGCGTCTCGTGCTTCTTGCGGTTTCTGTTTTTTCTTCTTCTGAAAGATTATTTGCAACAGCTGCGCGATCTTTCCAGATTTTAAACATTGCGTCATATTCTACATTGATTTCCTGCATCTTTTCCAGGTCACCGCCGTTGTCCGGGTGGTTTTCTTTCAAAAGTTTTCTATACTGATCTTTCAAATCTTGATAACTTGTTACGCTCTTAAAGTATTTACTCATTGCTTTTCACCCTCGCCCCTGTTATAATGGGGTTGCCTTTCTTTTTAGTTTGGTGCTGGCTGTTTGTCTCGGTATGATGCAGCCAGCTTTTTTTATTTAGTTGCCAGGAACTAGAATTTTTCAATTAATCGGTGTCGGCTCCTTATGTCCTCATTGGCTTGAGTGGTTCGGGCGGTTCCAGTTGTTTGTTTCTTTTGTTCCTTTGTTGGTATTATAATAGCATAGTTTAATAATAATGTCAATAGCATAGTTTAATAAAACGTATAATTTTTTATGATATGTATTTTTGCGCTCCATATAATAGGAAGAGAAAAAATAATATGTGAAAACCTACTATATAATTGACGCATAGTTTAATAAATGATATAATCAAAGCAAACAATAACAGGAGGGTTAATAAATGGCATTTAAAGAGAAAGAAAAGGAACTTTCATATATTGCACAATATCAAAAAGACAAGTACGACCGTATAACAGTAATGGCGCCAAAGGGAACCAAGGAAGACGTTAAAAGAGCGGCCGATCTAAAAGGCGTAAAGATGTCTGCGTTCGTTCTGGAGTGCATACAAAAAGAATTAGAAAGAATGAAGAATTAAAGAATAGTTTAATAAAGTACTTGACGCATAGTTTAATAAGCGCTATAATAAAGACAGTTAAAGAAAAACAACCACACAGCCCCAGGAGGGCGGACAGGAGGGAAAATATGAAAATAAATGAAATGCGTGGAAATCAATTCCTTCCGGGAAACTGTATTTACAGACCGGAGAATTACCCGGAGGACTGGCGGGAACGCCTGGAAGCTGGTGAAGCTATCAGCTACGAAGAGGACGGCAAGCAGTGTCAAATATGGTTAGAGGAAGAAGAGGAAGAATAAAAATAAAGCCCTAGGAAATTATCCCGGGGCTTTTAATATGCTTATTTGTGGCGGCTATGGACAGAGTACAGACCGCCGCCG